TCTCCCGCTCCAGGGAGCAGCAGACTGTGGACAGCCAGAACCAGGATCAGCCCCAGAAGCCCCAGCATCATCCATTTGGTGATCCGCTCCAGCCCGTTTCGCAGGCCGAGCGAGCACACTGTAAAGCCCGACAGGACGATCAGCGCCATCCACACGGTCATCTCCCCGGGGCTTTTCAGCATCGCGTCAAATACACCGTCTATGGCGTCTCCCTCCAGGCCGGAGAAAATTCCGAAAGCGAATTTGAAGAAGTAGCCCAGCATCCAGCCGGAGACGGTGGTATAGTACATCATCAGCAGGCAGCATCCTGCCACGCAGAACCAACCGTGGATATGCCACTTGCTGCCCGTCGGCTCCAGGGCCTGATAGCCCAGCACAGCACTGCGGCGGCTGGCACGACCAACTGCCAGCTCCATAGTCAGAACCGGAACCCCCATCAGCAGCAAAAAAAGCAGATAGAACAGCACAAACACGCCGCCGCCGTTGACTCCGGCCACATAGGGGAATTTCCACACATTGCCGATTCCAATGGCGCACCCGGCGCTGACCAGCAGAAACCCCAATCTGGACTGAAAATTTTCCCGTTTCATCTTTTCCCTCTCCTACTCCGGCAGACGCCGGATTTTTTATCTGAGCTGATTATAGCGAACTTTCCGCCCAATTGCAAGCCCCTAGAACGGCAACAGCATTTACATTATGAGGTTATCTTGCCCGTTCCGAAACGTTGTGGGAAAGGGCCATTGGATGAATGGAACATGCCACAGTAGGGGCGACCATTGGTCGCCCGCCGCAGGTGAATGTAGAATTTAGAGGCCGTGTTGGGCGAATACGGGGCGGTTTACGGATTCGCCGGGGATGGTTGGAATGTTGAGATTGTACCGCACGGGTGGTGCTCCCCGCAGGGAATTCAAATCATTATAATTGCCGGGGGCAATTATACATTGAAAATGTACTCATAGGGAACAGGCAAGAAAATCCCCCCTACACAAAGGGCATACTACAGAGGACGACCTTGTCAGGTCTGCCCACCCAGTGGCAGACAGACCAACAGTTCAAACTGTCCGTTTTTGGTGGATGTCTCTATGCTGCCGCCATAACGGGCGGCAATTTCCCGCATTCCGGGAAGTCCAAAGCCATGGCTTTTTTTATCCTGCTTTGTGGTGGAAAGATCTGCTGTTTCATCTCCGGCCAGGGCATTGGTCACTTGCAGCATCAGCATTTCCTTATCCACGCGGCAGCGAACGCGGATGTGTTTATCCGCTGCTTTCACGGCTGCTTCCATGGCATTATCCAGCGCGTTTCCGATCAAAGCACATAAATCCATGTCGGCAATGGGAAGCGCTTTCGGCAAGGAAATATGAAAGATCCCGTCCAGCCCCTTTTGTGCCATTTCTTCCGCTTTCGCTGCCAGAACCGCGTTGGCGGTTTCGTTTTCGCACAGCTGCCTGCTGCCCTGAAGCGCCGGTGTGCCGAGGATCTGGGTCAAGTAGTCCTGAAGCTTTTGGGTTTCCCCATGCTCGGCCAGGGTCATCAGAACGCTGAAATGATTCCGCAGGTCGTGCCGCAGCGCCCGAACACTGCTTTGCTCTCTTTGAATGCTTTGGTAATAGATCTCCCGGAGAGACGCAAGGCGGTTTGCCTGGATCAAAAGCTCATAGTCTGCCAAGGTGAGGATCGCAATCAGAATTACGGCGGAGGTGAGCAGCGCAAAGGGAAGGACGACCAGCCCTTGATTCATGGAAAGGGCATAAACCGCATGGACATCGTACTTTTGATAGGTCAGCAGAACTACGGCGATCAACGCGCAAAGCGGCATGGCGGACAGGCCAAGCACCAGCTTCCAAAGCCTCTGGGAGAGCCGAACCGGCTCCCGGGGCAGACGGCGGCGAAGAGACAAATACAAGACGCCGTAAAACGCGGGACGCAGGACAGTTGTGAGCAGGTCATAGGCGCGGGTGCCTGGCATATAGGTGTCCAGAATGGCAGAAACGGACATGATCAGGCAGAAAAATACCACGGCCGTTGCCAAGCGTCCGATTTTTGTCCCTGACGTGGACAGCATGTACAGCCCCATAAACACGGGAAATGTCAGAAGCAAATTATTGTCTCCCACCCAGATCACCATGCCGCTGGTTCCGGTGAGCAGCAGAAAAAGGATCAGTTTGAAAACGCGCTTTTCCTTTACTGTGACAAAGGCCCGCACCAGACAGTACAAAAAAAGCCCATTGATCAGGTCAGAGTCCATCATGCACAAAATGAATCGCGGCAGGTAGCCGAGCCACCTAAGAATTGTCATGGCATATCCTCCAGAGAAGACCGGGCCAGGGAAAGCATGGCGCTTCTCTGGCAGGAACGGCTGACAGGCAGGGCGGTTTCTCCAAGAAATACCTCGCTGCCGCTGAAACGGTCAACCGCAGCGGCGCGAACCAAATACCGCTGATGGATCCTGACGAACCCCTGCCCCAAGGCCTGCTCCACAGCGTCCAATTTGCCGTAAAAGGTACAGCTTCGGTTTTTGGTGACGCAGGTGATCCGGCGGCGGTCAGAGACAAAATACAAAATAGATTGCACAGGAATTCGATAGGTAACATCGCCGCAGCGGCATAGGAAGGCGTTTTCCGCGTCTTTTTGCAAAGCGGCGGATGCCCGCAGAAGAATATCCTCCAGCTGTTCCAGGTTCGGGGGTTTCATCAGATACCCCAAAGCACCCACGCTGTAGCCGTCAAACACACGGTCCGCATAGGCGGTGACGAACACAAGCTGCAATCCGTCATCGGCTTCCCGGAGCCTTCGGGCGGTGGCGATACCGTCGAGCTGCCCCATTTCCATATCCAGAAACACAAGATCCAGCTCTCCGAAATGGTTTTCCATCCAGTGGAGCAGCCGCTCACCGGTGGAGAACTCGAAGATCTCCGCCGTCATATTTTTCTGTTCCAATATGCGCTCCAGGGTGCAGCGCAGCGCAAAGCGCGCGTCCTGGCTGTCATCGCAGATTCCGATCCGCAGCATATATTCATCCCCTTTTCAGGATGCTATTGTACCATGCTTTTCCCGTTTTTCCAAACCAAACTTGACATCAAACAGTAAAAATATGACATCATGATTTGATCGCGGAAAAAACTTTACATTCTCCCTGCCGAACTTAACAGGGTAGCCAGCATGGAAAAGCGAATTTTGATACAATGCAGGCATGAAAGGGGCGAGCAATATGCTAACAGTTCAAAATCTTCACAAGTCTTATCAGGTTGGAAAAAACAAATACGAGGTGCTGAAGGGGATTGACTTTCAAATTCAAAAAGGGGAATTTGTGGCGGTCATGGGGCCGTCCGGTTCCGGAAAGACAACGCTGCTCAACTGCATCTGCTGCTATATTCCCGCTGACAGCGGACATATCCGCCTTGGGGATCGGGATATCGCCAAATTGGACGAGAAAGCACTGGCATCTATCCGCAATCAGAAGCTGGGCTTTGTTTTTCAGGATTTTCTGCTGCTGGACGGGCTTACCGTGGAACAGAATATTCTGCTCCCGGCCATCATCGGCGGCAGCGTATCCAATGAAACAGAAGAGCGGGCTGGGCGGCTGTGCCAGGTTTTTGGTATTTCAGCGATTCGGGACAAGTTTCCAGCGGAAATATCCGGCGGCGAGAAGCAGCGTACCGCGGTGGCCCGGGCGTTGATCAACCAGCCGCTGCTGATTTTGGCGGACGAGCCAACCGGAAACCTGGACTCCAAATCCTCCAGAGCGGTCATCCACTCCTTTGAGCAGGCAAAGACCGAATTGGATGCCACCATTTTTATGGTGACCCACGATTCCTTCGCGGCATCCTTCTGCGACCGGGTGATCATCCTGCGGGATGGTCTGGTATGGCGTACGCTGGAGCGGGGGAAGCGGGAACGGATTGACTTTCAGGATCAGCTGCTTGACGCCATCCGTCAGATGGGGAAGGAGTGATGCCCCATGATGAATTTCTCTGAGGTCTATGGATATCTGCGGCGGGGAAATAGAAAGCGGTATGCCCTGCTTTCCGGCTGCTGTTTTTTCTCGGTGCTGCTGATCACAGCCTATGTCTGCATGATGCGCTCCCCGACGATCTTAAACGTGCTTCCGGAGGGAGGCGATTCCAGAAAGCAGGTCATGATGGTTTTTGCGCTGGCGGTAATCGGCTGCGCTGTCTTTACCACGTATGCCGCAAACCTGTTTTTCCGGCAGAAGTCTCGGGAGACCGGTGTATTCCTGGCACTGGGAGCGACCCGCAGCCAGCTGAAAAAGGAACTGGACCGGGAACTGGCGGTGCTGTCCATTGGCTCCTGCGCTGTGGGGGCGGCGCTGGGAGGCCCCCTTGCCTGGGGACTATGGCAGATTTTCCGCATGTTGGTTGTGGATACGGAGCAAATGCGCCTGTCATTTGATCCCGAGGCTTATATTTTTTCGGCAGCCTTTGCCCTGTATGTGATCGCTGTCCTGTTTCTTATGGGAAACCGATCCATTCAAAGAACCAATATTATAGATGTGATTCAGGCAGCCCGAAAATCGGAATCCGTGCGGACGGTTCCACGCTGGTACGGTTTGGTCGGACTCCTGCTTCTGGCTTTGGGCGGTTTCCTGGGTTACATGATGCCAACGGTTATCATCCTGGGGCTGCATTGGTACCCGCCGGAGGGACTTACGGCTGTATTTTATCTTCCCGCGCTGATTGGTCTTTACTGGATCCTTCTGCATACGGTGGTCAACGGTTGGAGCCGAAAGCGGAACCGTTATCAGGATTTGATTGCCACCAGCATGATGAAATTTCAGGGCCGCCAAACCGTCAACAATATGCTGGTCATGACGCTTTTGATCGCCGGGGCCTACTTTGCCAGCTTTTATACGCCCATGCTGGGGGTTGGCGCCATGATGACGATAGATGCCCGGCCTGTGGACTATGCCTACCATTATAGGGCGGATCAAAAAATTCCCGGTGAGGAGGAGGTACGGGCGCTGGCAAAAGAGTATGGTGTCACGGTCACCTCCTGGACAGAAGTCCCCATGGCAAGGCTGGCGGTGGATGGTTATGCCCATGTGGAAACAGAAGGCCCTATGGGGGTCACCTGGGAAGAGCAGTACCGTGAAACGCTCTGCTCCAGGCTGTTCCTGTCTGAGTCCGCCTACAATCAGCTTACCGGCGAAACGCTGGATCTGCGGCCGGGTCAGATTTCCGGCGTTCTGAATGCCTCCGGGGACGGTCAGGGCCGTTTCGGCGGGAACGCCACATTGGTGACAAATTATATAACAAGCGAACGATTTCCGGTAACGTCCGCGGAGTCCCGGAAGAACGATATCCTGTTCGGAAGATTTGTAGTGGACGACGGAGACTACGCCGCCATGACAGCGGGGCTTCCAGAAGATTGGCAGGAGAAACTGGTGTTTTTCAATGTGGAAAACTGTGGGGAGACCTATGATTTTGCAAAAGCCCTGTTTAACCGCATTGTGGATGCTTCCGGAGCGGAGGTAGAGCAGTATGACGCCTGGGATCCTGTGGAACGGGACATTTGCTTGAAGGAGGGCGGAGAATACTACTTGGATACCTATACGGTTCGTTATGATCAGCGGGACAGCTCCGACTTCCGGATGTTCTGGCAGTATATGCCTCAGTTCCGGGTGCTGGACAGGGCGGATTTTGTGAAAACAACGGCGGTTTTTCTCATGCTCTTTATTTTTATTGCCATTGTCTGCTTTGCGGCGGTATTTGTGATCGCGTTTACCCGCTGCATGACCATTGCCCTGACCAATGCTCAGGTATATGAGGATATGCGCAAGCTGGGCGCCCCCAGAGCGTATTTGTATGCCTCCGTGCGGGGGCAGGTGTCCAGGGTGTTCCTTGTCCCGGCCCTGGCGGGAACAGGGCTGATCTACGCCTTTTACGGAATGATCATGTTCTTTAACGACAATCGGCTGACCACTCAGGAGCTGGCCGGAATGGCGGCCTGCCTCGGTTTGATCACCGCCGTATCCGTTTTGATTTACGGTGTTTACCGCTTTACGTTGCGCCGAGTATGCCGCGCACTGAAAATATAAGCAGGGAACCCCCATTCCCCACAAATATGGAAGACCCCGGAAACACACGTTTCCGGGGTCTTGTAAGAAAAAGGAAAGGTTTAACGCTTGCTGAACTGGGGAGCACGTCTCGCGGCTTTGAGGCCGTATTACTTTACTTTGCTCATAAAAGGTTATTGATTTTCAATATATTTTCGAATCTTATTAAACAATGAACCTTAAAATGAACCTTAAACTGGGTTGTTTTGGAATGCCATATTCACTTTGGAGATAAGATCCTTGGGCTGATTATAGGTTAAATGGGCGTAGATGTCCAAGGTGATTTTGGCATGCTCGTGGCCTGCAAGTGTCTGGACTGTTTTCACATCAACACCAGCAAGGAGTAGGTTGGTGATATATGTGTGCCGAAGTTGGTGCGGCGTGACATGGAAGTCAATGCTGTAAATTACTTTGCCATTATGCGCTGCTGCTTCTCCAAGTACAGGCTTAACAACATGGGCTATTTTTTCTCCGTCCTTGTAGCGGTAATAAACACGTTCCTCTACTGTGCGGGTGCGGATATATTTCCAGAGCCTCGCCCACTGTGTTCCAGACAACGGCTCACCCTTGCTGTTGGCAATTACATACGCCGATTTGGACGATTCTTTGACTGTCCGCAGGCACTCGACCAACTGTGGAGGAATTGGGATCGTACGTCGAGATGCTTTCGTTTTCAAATCCTCTGTGACAACGGGACGATTGTTTTCGGTGTGCCATGCTCGCTTGACCATAATATGCGGTGCAGCATCATCAAGGAATACACAGTCCCACTGTAGGCCCAGCGCTTCTTCGCGACGGAGGCCGGCGTATAGGCAGATCATTACAAACGGATATGGGGGCAATCCTCGGATTGCGTCAAGCAGAGTCTTTACCTGATCGGAGGTAAGGGCCTGCTTTTCTTTAGCTGCTTTTCCGCCGCGAGGGTTTAAATCCTCACATGGGGAATGATCAATGATGTTGCTTTTGTATGCTGACAAGAAAATTGCCTTATAAAGCATTTGAACACTTCGATAGATGGAAGCTGATTTTTCAGCGGCCTTTGTAATTGCCATGTTTACATCATCCGGAGTCACATTTGCCATATATTTATCGCCTAGGGGCTCAATGATATAGATTTTTATCTTGGAAGTGTAGTCGATTAGCGTTGTCTTTCGGATATGCGCAGCTTGCATTACAAGCCACTTTTCGGCATACTCTTTGACAGTCGGGTTTTCTCGACGAAAGACTGCATCCTCTATCTGCTGCTGGGCTACTTTGATTTTTAGTGTCAGTTCATCTGGATCTTTGGCATAAAGTGCAACATACTTACCGTCGCTGTCTTTGATTCGTTTGCGGTACTGGTTTCGGCTGGGCACCCATTCGTAAGTTGGCTTTTTCGGTCGGGCCATAATTTGCCTCCTTTTTGACTTGTGTCCTGTGCCTGTATGTGCTATAATGACAGAGCAAGGACGTGGATCAGTTGGTCGGTCTTGTTTTGCATCTAGCCGCCTATGGTGTTGGTAGCGCCGTGGGCGGCTCCTTCTATTTTAGATTATCTAAGTTAGAAGTATTTTATATTTTAAGATTATAGATTAGTTATAGATTAGTAACAGAATAGTATAGAATAGTCTAGCCTAGTCTAGAAAGAGGTATCGATACCATATCAGGCTCTTGTAGATATGGTATCGATGGGGTATCGATACCGTATAGGAACGACAAAATCTATTCTTTTCCGATAGAAGAATAACATACGATTATTCCAAGAACAAAGACAGTTCGCTCGCACTCTTTTGGATTTCTTCTTTTTAACTTTTGCCTTTTCAATATGTAAAAAATGTGCTAAAATAGATTTGTGAAAACAGCAGCCTTGATGCCAAGACGGAAAGGAAATACATAATGTCAGAAATTGATCTTCAGATTATCGAAGCATTCCATAAGCTGCCAGCAGAACAAGAAAAACTGTTTATTGCTCTGCTGAAATCGATTCTTTCAACAGGGCAAGTAAAAGAACCTTCTGTTCAGGAGTAAGATTACGCAGTAAAGGGATTATTTCGCGATCCTTTTCATCGAGTCCATTCATCTCAATTATGAATGGACTTTTTTTATTTTGCGAGAAGTCATCATTAAGATCATCAAGTGTGTAGCCAAGGGCACGAACGAGTTGACACATAGTTTCAAATTTTGGATCTTTGGTTGCGCCAGCAAACAGTTTCTCTAAGGTTGGTTCAGGAATCTTTGAAAGATGGGAGATTTCTTTAGTTGTTAAATTTGTGATTTCTTTCATCTCACGAATTTTATCAAGCCACATAAATTTAGTTTCCTTTTTGCGTGATATTATGATGATTATTGCAATACCTCGGTGATTATGTTATATTATTTCGATTCTCCACAAAACAGTAATAGTCTGCTATAATAGCATCACTGCCGGCAGCAGTTAAAAGAAAGGAACTGCTAACTATGGGAATCAACGATCTTGATCTGTACTGCGAACTAAAAACAAGTGCAAAATTAGTATGCCAAGGAGGAGAACAGGAAGCTTTTATTTCTTTTCTCCAATACTGCGCTGAGCGTTTAGATAAAGGCGACTCAGTTCCAGTAATTTGGAACGATTATCAGGCGAAAGCTCAGTGAATATCTTTGCTATTTCAGAAAGTCCGTCATCCTGTTGGGTGGCGGATTTTTTATTTCCAAGCATAGAATCCAGTGTTTCCCCCAACTGATCGGCCAGTTCACAGGCACAGTCAAAGGTAAGAGGAATAGAACCATTAATAATCAATTTTATTTCGTAATCATTGATATTGGATGCAGCAATGTCAGTACCCGACTGATTTTCAATAATTTTTGCAAGGTTATTTCTGAAAATCTGGGAGTAGGTACCGGAGTCAATATGACCGACCAAGAAATCAATGTTTACATTGAAAGTGTCGGCTATTGCTTCAAGAACTTCAAAGCTTGGCATTCTTTGGTCGGACTCATACATACCCACCACGCTGCGAGACATTCCGATTTTATCAGCAAGCTCTTGCTGGGATAATTTATCTCGTTTTCGAAGATATACAAGCATATCGGAAAATTTACTCACAATAATCACCTCCACCATTAAGATATCACAAAACGTGACAAAAGTAAAGAGAACAAAATAAAAATTGTCACAAAAAGTGTTGACAAATGAAGAAAAGTATGGTACTATCGTGACGTCACTTAAAGTGACAAAACAAAGAAAGGAGGGCTGAAAATGGAGAAGGAGACAAAGAACTTCCTAGGCCAAAAATTAAAGGATCTCCGGGGGAATCGTAGCCGAGATAGTGTTGCTGCTGCTGTAGGTATTTCATCTTCCGCACTCGGGATGTATGAAAATAACATGCGAATTCCTCGTGACGACATCAAGAAGAAGATTGCTGATTATTATGGCGTAACTGTTCAGCATCTTTTTTTTACCGAGTAATGTCACTTTAAGTGACTAACGAGAGTTGAAAGGAGCAGTAGACATGAGTACATTACTGACCCGCAAGGAAGCAGCTGCGAAGCTGGGCATTACAGTTGCTACACTGGATTCAGAGCGCGTCAGCGGTCACATTGCCTACATTCAGCGCAAGCCTGGTGGCAAGGTTTGGATCACAGAGGAAGCAATCGCTGAGTACCTGGCCAGGGCGACGCATCCTGCCCGCCCGCAGGTCAGGATAGACAGGGAAACCTACAGAAAGCGCAGAGCATAATCTGCTGCGAAAACTAAGAAAGGGGCAATTTTACATGAAAGAAGGAAGAAGCCTGCAAGCACTTGCTGCCGAACTGGAACGGCAGCGAACGACAAAACAAGATTTCCTGGTTCAAACCGGCGCCATGAGCTTGATTCCGAATGGTAATGGCGACGCGGATCTCTCAGTGGAGGTTGTGAAGGGAAACCGTTCTCAGCTGGCAACATACGGAATGAACGAAATTGCCCATCGGCAGATGGGGCAGTACCTAAAAATTCCGGCGGCATATTATGACCGCATGAGAACAGAGTACCCGGAGTTGCTTGCCTCCAATGTTAATGGCTGGCTGGCAAGAAACCCTGACAATTTCCGCATGGTGCGTACCCTGGATGGAAAGGCAAGAGCAATTCTGTCCGACCGCTACAGACGGATCGATAATTTCGAGGTCGCATCTGCGGTCTTACCGATTATCTCCAGGATGAACGGTGCTACGGTGGAGAGCTGTGAGTTGACCGATTCCCGGATGTATCTGAAAGTTGTCACCCCCCGGATAACAGCGGAGGTGAAACCAGGGGATGTGGTTCAGGCTGGAGTAATTATCACCAACTCGGAGGTCGGTATGGGAAGCGTCAGCGTAAGCCCTTTGATTTTTCGGCTTGTTTGCACAAATGGCATGGTTGCCCAGGATGGCCGGGTCCGCAAGTATCATATCGGCCGCGCGAATGAATCCGGTGATGATTTCACCATCTATCGGGATGAAACCATTGAGGCGGATGACCGTGCATTCCTGATGAAGCTGGAGGATTCCGTCCGGGCGGCGGTTGACCAGGCGCGATTTGGCAAAATCGTTGACCGGCTGCGGGAAGCTACAGCTGCCAAAATGGACGCTAAGGTTGTACCAAAGGTTGTTGAACTGGCATCCAAGGAGTACGGCTTTACCGAAAACGAGGGGCAGGGAATCCTTGGACATTTGATTGCCGGTGGAGATCTTTCCTTGTACGGTCTGGCAAATGCTGTGACCCGGCAGGCCCAGGATGTTGCCAGCTATGACCGCTCTACGGAGTTGGAAGCCACGGGATATAAGATTATCTCTATGGCACCATCACTGTGGAGACAGATGACCAAAGAACGGATTTGACGACAATGGCATATTACAGAACCTGTCCATTTTGTGGCAGTAATAATGATCCTGATGAAGTTTGTGATTGCCAGAAGGAAAAAAAGGAGGCCGCGCCCGTGGCACCGGGTACGACCTCAGGAAGAAATCCCATAGTTAGTTTACCAACTGAAAACCTAAAAGTCAAGGGAATCAGGGGGCGTGCGTATGGCAAATAAACTGCGTGAACTTCGTCTTAGCAAGCAGATCCCGGCAAAGGATATGGTTGCTGTGGTGAAGAAAATCTATCCCAAGTACGATAAGACGATTCAGAGCAAGTGTGAAAATACAGAGGCCTACGGTGTTAGTTTACAGCAGGATGCTATGGATGCACTGTATGTGATGTTTGCTCCTGAGTCCATGGAGACCCCTAGACCGAAGAAAAAAGAGCGCCACCGCCTGACCTGCCGAATATCCGCCCGGTTGAAGGATGCGGACTATGAACTGTTGCAACAGCTCATAAAAGCCGATGGCTATTGCACTATGCAGGATTGGTTAGTGGCGGTTGTCAAAACCTATATTTATGAAAAGGAGCATTGCAATGTTTAATTTGTACGACACTGAAAAAGCGATTGCGGCACAGAATCAATATTGTGCTGAAAAAGGATTTCCGCATTTTGCACCACATACAGGAAGGTGCTACAGATGTGGGAGGGATATCTACTCGGAAATCGAACATCCCACTGGCCGCAAGACCGGTATCACCGTAGAAAGAGCCAGCCATGAATTGATTACGGGCTGTCCACACTGCAATTACAGTTTTTGCGATTAGGGGAGGGGCAATGAATGGCTAAATTCTATTTCACCTATGGAACAAGCGGCCAGCCCTTTTCCGGCGGCTGGACTGAGGTTGAAGCCCCCGACCAGGAAGCAGCCATGGATGCATTTCGCATCTTCCATCCCGATAAGCATAGCGGGTTGCTGAACTGCGCTGGGATTTACAGTGAGAGCTACTTTAAGCGGTCAAAAATGAGCGCCGAAGGAAATTTTGGTGCCCACTGCCACGAAACAATCACCCTGCGGCGGAATGCCGTTCACAATTGAAAGGAGATATAAACTATGATCGTAAAACCTGAGAATTTGACTTTCGCTGATAAAAAAGTCCGCATTTTGATCGCCGGTTTTCCCGGTATTGGCAAAACAACCCTTGCACTTTCTTCCCCCAAGCCCCTTTACATTGACGTAGATCTTTCCGCAGAGCGTATCAACCGCGAGGTCCTGAATCTGGCAGCCGGCATTTCCCAGCCACGGGATTACAAAGAACTCCGGCAGGACCTCGGCATTGGATGCTCTGAGATGGAGTTGGCAATAGTCAGAAACAATTTGGCCGATTATCAAACAATCGTCGTTGACACCGGGGGAAAGCTGCTCACTATTATGGGCCAGTACGGCAAGAGCATCGAACCTAAGTATGGTCAGCGGGACGGAAGCTTGTCCTTGAAAGGCTATGGCTGGCTCGGAAAGGAATTCCAGCGCTTCCTTGACCACATTATCTACCAGCTGGACAAGCACATTGTTATCGTCTTCCACACCGTGGAGGAAAAGGATGGAGACGATACCAAGCTGCGGATCAAGGCAGAGGGTTCTTCCAAGAATTCTGTGTGGGAGGTTATGGACCTCGGTGGTTTTATGGAAATGCGTGGTGCGCAGCGCACTATCGGGTTCTCAAACTGTGAGAGGTATTTTGCCAAAGGCACCCGGGGCATTCATGGCGTGTATCCTCTACCTGAGTTGAAGCCCGGTACCCCCAATGATTTCCTGACCAAACTCTTTGCCGAGTACAATGCAGTGTCCGCCCGTGAGATGGAGAAAGCAGCTGAGGAAAAGGCCGCCTACGATGATGCAATGATGGAGGGCTATCAGATTATTGGCACGGTGATCGATGCCGAAACTGCCACGGCAGCTCTGCACAAGATTAAGGCCATAAAGCACGCTATGACCTCGGAGAAAGAACTCAGCGTTGCGTTCAATGGTCAGGTTAAGAACCTGGATTTGATGTGGGATAAGGTTCTGAAACAGTATACGCCAAAGCCCAAGGAGAAAGGAGCGGAGTAAATGACGCGCTATCTCATTACGCATTCTCTGCTTGCCGCATGGATGTACTGCATGAAAGAAAATCCCTATGAGGATGCTACCACCGAAAAAGATCCACTGGAAGAATTCTTGAAAGTACTTCGCCGAGAGCCAGTTGAAACGACAGATGCAATGCGGAAAGGCATTCAGTTTGAAAATCTGGTTGATGCGATTGTGCACGGTGCCGGTGATTCAGAGGATAAGTGGTACAAGGCTGCGGAGAATGTGGCAAACCGTGTCCGCGGAGGCGTGCCTCAGGTAAAGATTAATCGGCAAGTGCAGGTGGACGGCTGTACCCTGGTTCTCCATGGTCGGCTCGACTGGCTGAAAGCCGGCGAGATTATCGATGTGAAGTATACAGGTAACTATGAATCCGGAAAATTCTTTACCAGCACACAGCACCCTATGTACTTTGAACTTGTACCGGAAGCGCAGAGCTTTACTTATCTGGCAAGCAACGGAAGCAGTGTGTGGCCTGAAACCTATCGCCGAGATGAAACAACCAGCATTCTGATTATTATTTCCGACTTCCTAAACTGGCTCACGGCCAGTGGTTATATCGATCTCTACAAGCAGTACTGGGAGGCAAAATGAGCGGGCCTATGAGGGGCCGATTGGTCGATATGTCTTTCGGCATGAATCGCAAGCAGCGCATTACCGTTGAAATTGACCGGGACTTCCGGGAGGAGTTTGAAAAACTCAAGGGCGTGGAGTTGGATGTTGAAATCAAAAAGCACCGGGAAAAGCGATCCAAAAATGCAAACGCCTATTTCCATGTGTTGGTAAATAAAATCGCTTCCGCTCGTGGCGGAAGCGATGAGGATACCAAAAAGAGCCTTGTAATTGAGTACGGTGCTCTGGCAAAAGATGATGATGGTTTTACGGTTGGATTCAAATTGCCAGTATCGGTCGACGTGGATACGGTCTATCCCTATGTGCGCTGCTTTGATACCCGAGAGGAAAACGGAAAGCTGTTCAACTGCTACTTGGTCTATAAACAGACCCGGTTTATGGATACAAAGGAGATGGCGCGCCTGATTGACGGTGCCATCGAGGTTGCAAAAGAGCTGGGCATTGAAACAGATACTCCTGAGCAGTTGGCCAGATACAAGGAGGATTGGAGCAGCATTACATAATGAGGTGAATAAAGTGGCAAATTTCAGAAATATCAATATGTCGTTCTGGGAAGATGGGAAGGTTGTAGAAAACTTCACACCTGAGGATCGATACGGTTTCCTATACTGTATGACCAACTTACACACCAATCTGTGTGGTTGCTATGAGGTGAGCATAAAGACAATCTCACGTGAAATTGGATATACCGAAGACGCAGTAATCCATTTGCTTAAACGTCTGGACAGTACGCACGATGTCATTCGCTATGACGCCAAAACCAAGGAATTACTGGTCTGTAATTGGCACAAGTATAACTGGTCAGAGTCAGAAAAGCTGAACAAGCCTTTGCTGGCAGAGATACGAAAGATAAAAAGTGATAATTTCCGAGCATATCTGGCCAGCCTGTATAATGCCAGAGGTTCTATTAAGGAGCCGTATAATTCCGAGGACGAGAAGAAACCGAAAAAACCCGAGGAACCGCGCCATAAATACGGTGAATACGGGTGGGTGAAACTCTCCGATACGGAGTATCAGCGCTTGCTCAGTGATCTTGGCCCCACGGAATTGGAAAGGTGCATCCGCTATGTGGATGAATCAGCTCAGTCGAATAGCAATCGGAACAAGTGGACTGACTGGAACCTGGTTGTCCGCAAGTGCCATCGGGATAAGTGGGGAATCCGTAACGTACCGATGGGTGGCAGTCAACAGCGGCCGAGTGCCAGCGCCGGTGCTATGAGTGATCTGCAATCGCTGCATCAGATGTTTGGTGACGAGGATTGATGATTATGACCAAAAAGGAAATAACAGAAATTTTCTCCGCAATGCTTCTGGCATGGCCGAATGCAGAAATGTTCAAAGGCGGCGTGCAGAAACTGGGGCCAACCATTGAATTGTGGGCCAAATGCCTGCCAGATGTGGATTTCTGGACAGGCCAGCAGGCGCTTGTGCGTCTGTGTCAGGTGTGTAAGTTTCCTCCCACTATTGCGGAATTTCGGGAACAGGTGGAGAAAGTAAATATGGATGTCCGCAGGCGTACCGAATTTGAATGGTCCAGAATCCGCGCAGAGCTGGGCATGGGCAGTACTCCACAGCAAATCTATAATGGACTACCACCCAGCAGCGTGGGACGCTGTGCAATGGATGCCATGGGAGGGCCAGACGCAATCATACAGGACTGTGGATTGCTAAATTTTCATGGATTTTCGGAAGCTGTCCGGGACGTCTTCAAATCCCAAGCAGGTCAGCAAAAAGTGGGTAGCGGATCACATCAAGCAGCCACGCTCCCAACGGGAAATCAGTAACAGACAAGGAGAAAGACATGGGAAATCTTGAGGAAAAAGTAACTGCTGCGGAGACCGGCTATGAAATGGATGCGGAGTTGAAGCAAATCATGGGAAGCCGTTATAAGGATATGAGCGATAAGTTTACCCCAGAGGCGCAGCAAAAACGCCGGAACAACCGTAGGCGTATTACCTGGTACATCGCAATTTTCTGTTTGTCTGCATGCAGATTTCTACTGTGGGGATTCGCAGAGGGTATGGTGAACCCGCTTGTTGCTTACTTTGGTTCACTGGCCTGTATGATTTGTCTTGGCTACAACATCGGTGTCTGCGTCTGCCACAACAAGGGGTGGCGGGGCGCTTGATTTCCCAGAGTGAGGTGAACATGGCAGCCAACCAGCAGGAAAAGGATCCCTGGCGCCAATGGCTGGGTAAAAGAGCAAAGGCGATGGGCAAGCAGTTTGAAGCACTGCTGGACGATAGTTTTGCTTATTACGACGAAACAGGCTTTGCCAGCATTGAAAAAACGCCTGAACCGATGAAGCCCATTCGGAACCTTGGAAACGGGAAGTTTATTGCCTGCTATGAGAAAAAAGCCCAGCCGGATTATAAAGGCACCATCAAGGGTGGCAGATCAGTGGTTTTTGAAGCAAAGTTTACATCTACAGAGAGCATGGAGCAAAGCCGTGTGTCAAAGGCCCAGAGTGAGTATATGGACAAATATCAGAATCTGGGTGCCCGGTGCTATGTGGTGATTGGCTTTGCGACTGGCAATGTGTATCGCTTTCCCTGGGACGATTGGTGCAACATGAAAACCATCTTTGGCAGAAAGTATGTGACTGAGCGTGACAACCTTCATCAATACAAGGTGGGGTTATCTTGGAATGGCAAGTTAATCCTCTTGTAAATAAAACCGATAAGGAGAAACTTTATGAGCGAAATTTCAAAGTATGAAGCTTACAAGAAGAAGCTTCAAGGTGTCTGTGACGAGAACGATCTGACTTTCCGTTTCCGCCGCGATGTTTACCCGATCACCCTGACCATCAAGCCTGTAGGCGGAATTGGTGCGCAGATGACCATGCTGGAATGCGTGGAGGATACTGGCTATACCAGCCCTGATGCCTACATCATGTTTACCTACAAGGATGGAGACATCTCCTACAAGACCTCCGAAACATTCACTATCAGCGAGACCCTTTTCAACAAGATCAAAAACCTGTTCAAGAATATGTACTTCTGCTGGTTGCAGTTTTTCTTCCGGGATGTGATCGAACACAATGCTTTGAAGGAGGGTATGAAACCGGAAATCGACGAGACCGATGCCGCCGATGATGCCGATATTCTCCTGGAGGGCGCAGAACCATTGGAAGAATATGCCGACGAGAATAATGAAGATTTGCCGGATGATGACGGGGAGGACCTACCTGATTTGGATGATGATACCGCCGATGTCGATGAATCTACTGACAGCACCAGCGAGGAGGCCACCAGCGGTATTTCCAGCGATGCAATTGCACAGGCTACTTCTATCATTCGGATGGAAAATAAAGCATCTGTGTCCCTGTTGCAACGGCGCATGAACATCGGATATTCCAAAGCAGCCAAAATCATGGATGCTTTGGAGGAACAGGGGGTGGTCGGCCCTTACACCGGCTCCGCCCCTCGTGAAGTGCTTCCCTTTGACGAGCCAGACGAGGAGGTGAGCGACAATGGCTAAAACCCGTACCGTCCAGAAGTACACAGACCAGGCCATCGAGCGAGCCAATACAATGTCCAAGGCTGAATACCAGCGTATTAAGCACATGAACAAGATTGAATTGGTTCACTACCTCGGTCAGCTGTGCGATACGGCCTACAAGCAGGGCTATGAGAAGTGTCAGAAAGCTATGCAGGCGGCAGCGGATCGGGCCGCGACACCTACGGACAGCAAGTAATGGGGGGCAGCCATGGCTAAAGCATTACGGAGTGTAAGAAACCAGGAACAGAAGGAATTTGCAAAGATTTTCGACAATGCTTGCTATAGGAATAACCGGTGGCAGGTTTGGTCTGATTTTGTTGTCATGGCGGCAATCTGCATTTCAAACGCCGTTGACCGCAGCCATTTTGAAGCACGAGAAAAAATGTACCGTTCCATTACAGAAAAGTACAATGCTCGAGAAATGAACTGCTTTGAGGAAATGTTTACACATATCGTCCTTGCCATCGATCGGAATCCAGATCAGGACTTCTTGGGAGAGCTGTTCATGTGCCTGGGCCTTGGAAACGAGAGTGGCGGTCAATTCTTCACTCCGTACGATGTTTGCCGAGCAATGGTTGCCATGACCTATGGAGAAGATATCAAGGCGAAAATTGAGAAACAAGGTTGGGTGTCTGTGAACGATCCCGCCTGCGGCGCCGGGGCACTGCTGATTGCATTTGCTAATGAATGCTCTCGGCATCCTGGCGCTGACATTAACTATCAGACTTCTGTCCTCTTTGTGGCACAGGACATTGATTTGATTGCTGGGTGTATGTGCTACATCCAACTTAGCCTTTTGGGTTGCCCGGGCTATGTGGTTGTAGCCAACACCCTTACCAATCCCTGCGCAAGTATTGACGGACGAGCGTTGATTCCAAGGCACGGCGAAAACATTTGGTATACGCCGTTTTACTTCCGGGATGTATGGCATTGGCGCCGCCTGTTCTGGCAGGTTCAAAGCATTATAGATACGGTACCGACTGTACCGGAGCCGGTACCAACAGCCCCAGAAGAACCAGCAATTCCCTTAACCGAAAATAAAGCTGGTCAACTATCGTTTTTTTAGGGTAACGACCCAAATCAAGGAGATGCCGCCTTGGGCGGCGAATAAAGGAGTAATTCAATATGGCAAATGAAAATATAGAGCAGTCCGCTCGTGAGATTGCAGGCACAGGTAATGTGGTAATGCTTCCCATTGAGCAGCTGCACCCCCATCCTGGCAATCCCCGCCAGGAGTTGGGAGATCTTACGGAACTGGCGGATAGCATCCGGGCGAAAGGTGTATTCCAGAACCTAACGGTTGTTGAGGCTGATGATGGCTACACCGTGATCATCGGACACCGGCGCCGGGCTGCTTCCGAAATGGCCGGCCTGACACATCTTCCCTGCGTGGTTGTTTCAATGACACCCAAGGAGCAGTTAGAAACGATGCTGCTGGAAAATATGCAGCGCGAAGACCTCACTCTCTATGAGCAGGCACAGGGTTTTCAGATGATGATCGACATGGGTGATACTGTGGCGGACATCATGCATAAAACAGGCTTCTCCAAAAAGACGATTAAGCGCCGCTTGAAGATGGCTGAATTAAATCAGGAGGTGTTAAGGGAAGTTTCCACCAGACAGATATCCCTCGATGATTTCGACACCTTGGCAAAAATTGAGGATATCACCGTGAGGAATGAGTGCTTAAAGAATATTGGAACTGCCAATTTTGCCTTCGAGGTACAGAAGAAAATCAAGAAGCAGAACATTGCCAAGAACCTGCCATGGGTCAAAGCTGAGCTGCGCCGCTTAAAGGCCAAGAAGATCTCCTACTCGCAGACCTATAACTGTGACTTCCAGCAGATCAGCGAGGATATTCAGATTGCCGACCTAAAGAAAAGTGTGCTGAATGTACCGGACACTGGCGAAAAGAAGCTGCACTACTACATGGACGAGGATACCGGCAGACTACAGTTTTTCCTAGAGCGAGAAAAACCTGCGCCGGTTCGCAGGCCCCAAGAGGAAATCGACCGCGAGAAAGCAATGCTGGAGGCGAATGAGAAGTGCTCGGAGATTAGCAACCTGTGCCAGAAGTTACGTGCTGATTTTATTAAATCTCTGTCGGTTAGCAGCAAAAACCAGGAAGCAATGCTGAATGGTGCGGCTATGGCTCTCATCAGCCTTGGTTTCAAGTACGGCGATGTATCTTCGGCTAAGCTGTGTGAGTTAGCCGGTGTTGAGCGAACGTGGGAGTCTGGTGAACAGAGGAAAGTTGCTAATCTGCTTATAAGCAAGAGTGCACAGACTATCCCCGGTATCATCTATACTGCGTTCTATGACATGAATGAGCAGTATCATACTACCTACAAAAAGCAATGGCCGAGATACTCCGAAAATTTGCGGCTGGATCTCCTGTATAACTGGCTCACCTCTGTTGGTTATGTTTTGAGCGATGAAGAAAAAGCCATGCAGGATGGTACACATGAGCTTCTGCACCTTGGAGAACAGAAGAATGGGGAGGGGTAGAAACCTACATATCCCCTGCGGAAAGTGCGGGGCAGAGTTAAATACCTGGGATGCCCGATGCTCTAAGGCCTTGGGATACCGCAATATCCTGGTGTGCGAGGCGTGCATTTGCAAGGAATACGATGTGGACAAGAATCAGTTGAGGGCTGTTATGAAAGAACGGTTCGGCTTGGTTCCTTGCCAGGGGTTGTGATATGGAGACCAACAAATTATCGCAACGGCTTCTGGGGGAGGGCTGGTCGAAAGACCAGACCCCTCCGGGGTGCAATCCGTGGAATCAGTTTTACGGTGGGTGGACATACGACTATCGCAGCCGGATGAATACCGTGTTTGAAACGCCGTGCGGGCTATTGCTCCGGAGGACGGAGCTGGGACAGGGTGGAAGCATGGGATACATGGGGATTGAGTGGATGGAGGAAAACGACAATGCTACGATCATCTGTCCGTACTATGACCGCGATTCTCCCTGCAAGCTTAACCACCCCGTCCTTGAAGCAGTGGCGAATGCCGGTTGCCATTATGAAAATCTCCATTTCTGTGCCGTACACGAAACTGGCAAAGTCTACTCCTACGAATCCAGCGCCCAACAGGTCCGGGATTTGGCAGATCAAGAAATGGAACGACGGTGGCAGGAGTTTTCCACGAAGCACAAAGGTCGAGTATGTAAGAACCAGTGCCAATATGACCGGAGCACAAAAAAATGGATGGCCCATTACTTTCCGGAAGTGTGCGCTCATTACGGGTGCAGATTCTGCAATGTGTTACAGGTCGAGATTGACACTTCCAAGCGGGGAAATGTTTTCTTCGATGAAAAAAGCACCTGGAAGATGGAAAGCGAAGGTATGTTTGATGCTTATGAGAAGGTTACCGTTGTAAAGGGGAAACGGTTATACGACAAGACCATTCCGCTTCAAATCTGCGAGGCTATTGTTAAATACGGTTTGCGGGATGTGAAGGACAGGCTGCGGTTGAATCGCCATAGTCTCCTGTATTTCAATCCAAATTTGAAGATCGAATTTATCAATTTCCGTGCAGAGAAAAAGGTTGGCAGAGACTTGTTGCAGGACCTGAACGACGTTGCGAATGGAGTCACTGTTTTCCATGAAGCAGATCAGCTTAAGCAAAATGCCGAAGCTAAGCGACAACGTCGCGAAGCAGCGGCTGACAAAAGGATAGCCGCAGCTGAAAAGAAAATAGTGCTGTACGGCCTTGACTCCCTTACTGGCTTCCAGCGTGAACGCATGGAGCGCTTGCTGGGGCCTGATCGGTGCTATGAGTTGGATGAAAAGCACCGCACTGCCCAAACGCCGAATCAGATTTCCTTTTTTGAGGAAATAGAAAGGACTGAAAATTGTGATCGATAAACAAAAGGCCCTTGCGGCGCTGGAAGCCAATAACTATAACGGTCTGTCTGCCAGCGTTGTGAAAGAATGTATCAAGGTTATTCAGGATTTGCCGGAGGATGAGGGGTGGATATCCGTAAAGGATAGGCTGCCGGAGCCTGATGAACGGTTTGAGGACTACAACGTAAAAGTAAGCAGAAGCCATTTCCCCACCTCAAGCTATGATCCCGTGGATGCCCCATATGAAGAGGAATACATCACAACCGCTTTGTTTGACGGAGATCAGAAAATTTGGCATTTGCTTCGCATAGACGAAATGTTAAACGCGCTAATAATGCCGGAAGATTCTCCTTTGAATGGTGATGTTGTTACTCACTGGAAAGAGGTGCAGTGATGGAGAGATTGACGCAGAGAACGAAATTTATGGTGAACGATGAACTGGCTGTCCCTATGGATATGTCCAGATCGGGAATGGTAGCAATCGTAAACCGTCTTGCCGCCTACGAGGACACCGGCCTGGAGCCGGAGGAAATCGAAAAAATGGGGATGGCTTGGGCGGATAGCAAAAGATACTCTGGACGATTGGAAGGAAAACTGCGTGCCTATGAAGCCCTGGGATCAATCAGTCGCCTCCGGGAGCTGGCGCAGGCGAAAAAGGAAGGCCGGCTGGTGGTGCTGCCGTGCAAGGTTGGCGATACTGTATTCGCCATAGGGAAACGCCGCGTCGTGGAATGCTACATCAATGAGGCATACTTGTACGATGCAAAAGGTGTTGAATATCTGGTTTCTTTTGATTGCAACGACGACTGCAACGGGTGCCCGTTCAACAGCTGGCATCAAGATGTTAGCGGTGAATACTCCTGTGACGGAGAATACGAAGAAGCGTCCATTATGGGGGCAGATTTCGGCAAAACCGTATTTTTGACCTATGAGGAGGCAGAGGCGGCGCTGAAAGGAGGTGGCGGCAATCTATGAAACAGTCATTGAATGACATAGCGGATTCGGTGATTGAGAATCTAAGAGGAAAAGTTATTATCCATCGGTATGATTCTTACAGCACCAACAGCATCTATCTTAAATTTGACTATGGTGTTGCGAACAGCCTGCGTATCAGTGATCACGATGGAAAACAACATCTGCGATACCGATACAATATTTTGGAGTCTATGAAGGATAGGGCAAGTAAAAAAGAAATATGCCGCGGCGGCCTGCAAATGACCTTTTACAGCCCAGATATGATACACGCCTGTTGTCGGGACATCCTGGCAGGAAAAACCGAAAAACTCAAACAGTACAACGATTATGAAGCTGTTGTAAATGCAGCCGCAAAAGAATCTGCCGGTAAGCGTGGCTTTTGGAGCGGTGCTAGACTTATTGAGAGGGGTAGTGATGAGAAGTGACCACAGCAGAAGCAATCTATATCCTGGATAATGGAGATTGGTGGGATTATTTAGACGTATATATCCCTATAAAATCAAAAGACGAATTGCTAGATGCACTTGACATTGCCGACACTTCCATCCGCGCTCAGCAGGAGCGGGAGAACCCCAAGCCTCTGACACTGGAGGAGCTGCGGGAGATGGATGGGGAGCCGGTGTGGATCGTTGAATATCCTGACTGGGGACACTGGGAGCTGTCAGAAGATGCGCAGGACTATATCGAAGACCGTGACACTGATTTTTATGGGATGAAAGATGATGATCCGGATGGACGGTATGGCCTGCACAAACTGGGCTGGCTTGCCTACCGATGCAAGCCGAAGGAGGCTGACAATGAAGAAGTATAAGCATAACTACATGGTGGAATTGTGGTGGAATCGCCCTTGGGTATATTTACCGTCCGTTTGGCGATTCATGCAGGAGTACCCATACCGCGCAGGGAAGGGCCGCAAGCTGCGAATTTGGCTTCGCAACTGCTTCTACCTGAATTGGCAGATCTGTCTTGAACCGGTGGAGGACTGGCTATGGTACAGAACAAACGGCTGATTGATGCCAATCAAATTCCGTATCACAAATCTGGATTTCCAAAAGCCGAGGGCGGCGTTGACAACAGGATGGATTGGGCTTTTCGTGAAGATTTAGAAAGTTTGCCAACTGTGTCCGCCGTAGAAGTGGTACGGATTGAGGCGTTAAAGCAAGAGATCCTGCAAAGGATGGATGAATTTATTGCAGAGTATAGGCGAATTTCCGAAAGCCCTGTTGATCATTTCAGCGGAAAAGCAGATGCGATGGAAGTTGCAAAGAGGCTGGTAAACGCCGCACTTACTGACCTGTGTTCCTACAGAGAAAGGAAAGATAATGACTAGAAGAAGGATCACAAAAGAGCAATACAGAAAGATCCAAGAAGCCGCTTGGACCGACAGCCAACAGTTTCAGAAAATATTAACCGAATATACCGGCATTACTATGAGGGAATATACGGCTCACAATTTCTACGATGAATATGGTGATTGGTGTGGCAATGACCAAGACTATGATTTGGATGGGATTTTGGACGAGGCATGTATCGAGGTGATAGACGATGGATGATTTGATCAGCCGAAAGGCGTTGCTGGACGACAACGATATTTTGGAAGTTTATACGCGCGAATATGGAAACATTGATGTTATTCCCGTTGAGATAGTGGAAGATGCCCCAACCATCGAAGCCGAACCTGTGCGGCATGGGCGGTGGATTTGCTTAGAACCAGAAATCGGATTATTTGAGTGCGAATCATGCGGACATAAGATATTGCGCGCTAAATGCAACTACTGTCCCAGCAGCGGCGCGAAGATGGATGGTTAGTGAACCGTAACAAAGCGGTACGGATTCAGCTTTAGGACAAGGCAGATGGAAAGTCCAATACGCATACTGGCGCTTGCCATCGTTCGTTCACCATTTTCAAACCGCTGATATTGGCGAAGTTGGATTCCGGCGGCGTTGGCAACCTGCTGCTGGGTCATGCCAAACTCTGTACGGCGGTTGCGAAGAATGTGGTGATCCAGCTCGATATACTGGTATTCTTCACCGTTAATTGTTTCTGTCGGAGTTTGGTATCCATCGTAGTATTTTGGCTCAAACATAAAAAGGCTCCTTTTCCAAAATATGACCGATTGGTCGCATACATAATACGTCCAATCGGTCATAAAGTCAATGAAATTTTTGAATACAGGAGGTAAAATCATGGGCAAAGCTGTACTGATAAGCATACGACCCCGGTACTGTGTAAAAATTGCCAACGGGGAGAAGCCGATCGAGGTACGTAAAAACTGCCCCAAACAGGCGCCATCATACAAGGTCTACATCTACTGTACTATGGGTAAGCCTTATATGGTGTATTCAGACGAACCGTATTTTAGTGGATACACAACGTTATATGGCTGGTCTGCTGAAAAGGCAAAGAAAACCTGGGAACTGATGAACGGAAAGGTTATCGGTGAATTTACCTGTGATCATGTGAAGCCTATCCTGCCTGATGATTTCATTGTCAGAGAAGATGCGCTCCGAACCATCAAGGGAACCTGTCTGACAATTCAGGAGGTTAAGGATTATGCTGGCTGGAAAAAAGGAATGCAATTATGTGAATGCAAACCCATTTACGGATGGCACATTTCCAACCTGATAATCTACGATAACCCGAGGGAATTGGCGGAGTTTAAGGGATTGAGAGCGACGAAATTTGGCTTTGAGCCAGTTGCTTTAACCAGACCGCCCCAGAGCTGGTGCTATGTGGAAGAAATAAGCGTTGACGGAGGATTCGATTTAGGTGACCGGTAAAGGGAGAACATTATGAAAAGAAACAGGGAATCAAGTTGCCGAATTAAGCTCATTCAAGAAAAGAATCTATCCAAAAAGGAACAGAAGATTCTAATGAATGCCTTGCAAAGTCAGGCTAAATCATACGCACAAGCGTACCATGATTATCGTAGCGGATATACATTTCCCTATGATGTCATTATTGGTATTACCCGGTCAGCTGCGGTATTCAGGAAATTAAGTATGTCAACCTTTGAGTGTACAATGGCTCTGGAAGTCTTTTCTGATAGTGCGCGTATGAAATAAGCGATGGGAGTGTTATTATGGCAGAAAAACAGACAAAGTGCCGCGGATGCGGTGCGCCAATTGTTTTTGTAAAGACTGTTAGAGGAAAACAGATGCCATGCAACCCGGGCATGGTGCCGTTTTGGGTCAAACGAAACGGATCCCAAAAAGTAATAACAATCAGCGGTGAGGTGGTGAGCTGCGAATTTGAAGGCCCTCGCTCTACCGTATCTGGTTTCGGGCATGTATCGCATTTCAGTACCTGCCCGAACGCTGCAAGTTTCCGTAAAAAGTAAGATAGCCAGGGGTGAGCCACATGGCACAGAGTACGACACTGATTGCTTTAAACGATCATTTTGCTTTAGTAACTGAATTGAAGAAAGCCAGAGACATGCTTCAGGCATTGTGGAATGCGGCTTATCCCGGAGGACAGGTAATGACCGGCATGCCCCATGCACCAGGCGTTAAAGACAAGATTGGCGATCTAGCTATTGATATAGCCGATCTTGAATCTGAAATTAAAGAAATAGAAGCACGGATAAATCAATCAGCTGGGCCGGTAAATGCGTTCATAGCTGACATTCCGGACATCCAGACCCGAATGATCTTCCGTCTGCGCTTTTGCCGGGGCTACCAATGGAAAGAAGTAGCGAAAATGCTCGGTGGCGGCAATACAGAGGACCGTGTGAAAAAAGTCTGTTACCGATACTTGGGTTTTCAAACTGTGCCTGTCAATGAGAAATGAAAAGTTGTCCCGTCTTGGCACGGCGTGTCACTTGCATTCCCGCTACATATGTGTTTTAATGTAACATGTAAAATCTTAACAAGCCAGACGGCCATCCTTTCAAGGGTGGCCGTCACTATTTTGGGAAGGAGGTTATAGGCTCTGCGTTTCTCCTTTGCGCAGGGTCTTGTCCCGGGCAGGCACAGGATCGCCACCGTGCAGGCAGCGGGAACTACGACAAAGGAGGAAAACCCTGTGTTTTCAAAAATCAACAGTAAATTCAAAGCAAACCCCACGCTTTACTATGCACTCAGCATAGCTGCATCCTGGGCAGGCGCCGGATCGCTCATGAACTCCACCACAATGGCACAGACGATCGGCATCATCCCGGCACTGATCTGGTGTGTGTTCAACACACTGGCATGTATTGTTTTCGGACTGATTATTTGGAAACTTCCGACGGTGCGTGAGGTGATGCGCACAAGGGCCTGCCGCTTCATCCTTGCGCTGTTCAGTATCTTCCAGATTTGGTTATGCATGACAGCCGTCAATGAAGCCTGGGCCGATACCACACTGGGGCAGACCTGCGCATTGACCCTGACCTACGCTGTGACGGCCGGATTTATCATTGCCCTTTTCAAACGTGGAATTATTGCCAACATCATGACGGACAACGGTGGTATGTATCTGATCTACCTGCTGGTATTCGTTTTGTCCGGCGCATCGCTGCTGAATTCTGGTTTTAGATTTGACGGCCTACAGCTGGGTATCGAAAGGGAAAACCTATGGCAAGGTCTGTACAAGGGGCTGCTTCTGCTCCCAGGACCGTTTACCTATCCCTACTTCTTCAAACTCTTGGATTACAACGAAGAAAATGAAGATAAGGTTAGCAGATGCAATATCACCCAGGCCTTTGTCCTTGGGGGAATAGGATTTGGCGTATATTTGATTTTTGCATTTTCGCTGATATTCACAAATATTTCCCCAGTGCTGAGCATCTGCAAAGCCGTTCTGCTGTCAGTGCTTGCTATCTCCTCTCTGTCCTCGTTCATCTACTCCGAATTTGCGGTATTTGGAAGAAGAATTGGTCTTGGAATCAATGTGTTTGCGCTGGCGTTCTGGATTGCTGTGGCGCCGCTGGGCGTTATGGGTGTGTGGACGCTCATGGCAGAGAGCCGCGTTTACCTGATTGTCGGAATCCTTGTAGTTGCTGCTGTGAATCGGATCCGGGATAAGCGGAAGGCGGTGCTTGTGTGATGGAGATCGCTGTCAAACGCCTTTCTGATCTGCACCTTGCCACAAAGAATGTTCGTCGGCATCCAGATAAGCAGATTGCCGAATATAGGCGATCCCTGAATATGTTCGGACAGGTCAAGCCAATTGTGGTCGATGAAAATAACGAAATCATCATTGGCAACGGCCTGTACATGGCTCTCACACAGCTGGGTTGGGAAACCTGTGATTGTTATGTCATGAACGGGCTTTCTGAGAAACAGAAAAAGAAACTGCTGTTGGCTGACAACCGAGTGTACGAGCTCGGCATCACTGATATGGATGTGTTCGACGAACTCATCAAGGAACTGGACGGTGATATTGACGTGCCTGGCTGGGATGAAGATCTGCTATCCATGATGAATGCTGCAGCTGAGGATGTAGACGAGATTGTCAGCGGGTACGGTAGTTATGAGGAAAGCAATGTGGGTCGTCTTACGGGGCAGAAAACCACAGCAGATGCTCCCACATCGGCACCGATACAAACGCCAGTTGCAACGGCGCCTGTAGCCCCTCCGCCTGATGGAAGCCAAGGGCAGATCCAGAGAGTTATCGTTTGCCCGAAATGTGGTGAACAGATATGCCTATAAAGAAATTTGAGAGCAGCATCAATGTCTTGGATGCGGCGAAAATTAGAATAAAGAATCTGTTTGCCAGCGGATGCACAGTCTACCTTTCGTTTTCCTGCGGAAAGGACAGTGCGGTTGTGTCGAGCCTTACCTACGATCTGATCATGGCCGGCGAGATTGACCGCAAGCAACTGACTGTGATCTTCATCGACGAGGAAGGTTTGTACAGATCTATGGTGGATGCTGCTATGAAATGGAGAAAGCGGTTTATGTCAATTGGCGTACCGTTCCTTTGGCTTTGCTTGCCGTTTAAGCAGGTGTCCGTACTGGATCACCTGTCTGCATCGGAGAGCTGGATCACATGGGAGCCAGGGAAGGAAGATGTCTGGATTAGGGAGCCGCCGTCATTCGCAGTGCGCCAGCATCCGTGTCTCCACTATCCTGGCGAAATGAATTATCAGACCTTCTGCAAAAAGGCGTTCAAGGATGGTGTGCAGATGATTGGTCTGCGCACAGCAGAATCTCTGACCCGATTGCAGTGCATATCCCGGTCTGACATGACAAAGCTTACGCCGGGTGGAGCGTTTTATCCAATCTACGACTGGAAAGATAATGACGTCTGGCTCTACATAAAAGAGCGGGGTCTTGACTTTCCTGAAATATATATGAGGCTCTTTGAAGCAGGCGTGCAGCGGAATCAGCTCCGACTCTGCGCTTTCTTCGGAGACTGCGGTACACAAGGCCTCCGCTGGATCGCTGAAACCGACAATGATCTATGGCAGCGTATCGAGAAGAGGGAGCCTAACGCATACCTGGTGCTCTTGTATTGGGATAGCGAAATGTTTCGCCGCTCGTCAAATAAGCGACGGGAACTGGAGGAGAGTGAGGAACCGAAAGATTACTGTGCTCTCTGTAAAGACATCCTTTTCCTGAACACCGAAAAGTATACCATCGCAGCTGATACTCTTAAGCACTTGAAATCATGGCGCTCGCTTTTTATAAAAACATACGGTGTGGCTCAGCAGAAGCATTACAAGCGGATGTACGAGGGCCTGCTGTACGGAGATCCCAAGATGCGCATTCTCCGCATCCTTTGGACTGTGATCTATACGGATTACAATGCAAAGGGAGGGAGGTGAGCTGGTGGCAGAAAACGATCTGTTTGCTCCACTTGCATCTTTGCAGTGGGTGGACCGTAGGAAACTGAAAGCGAATGACTACAACCCCAACAAGGTGAGTGAGGAAAATCTAAAGCTGCTAATCCAATCCATCCTCACCAATGGCTGGACACTACCGATTGTGGTACGGCCTGACTATACGATCATTGATGGTTTCCATCGTTGGACTGTTTCAGGTCGAGAACCTCTTTACACAAAGCTCGGAGGGAAAGTACCTGTTGTTATTGTCGACCACGAGGATGAGGCAGATGATGTGTATGGCACGATTACGCATAACCGTGCGCGTGGCACGCATCTGCTCGAACCTATGAAAGCAATAGTGAAGAAGCTACTGGATGAAGATAAGAGCGTGCAGGAAATAGGAAAGCAGTTAGGTATGAAACCAGAAGAGATATTCCGACTTTCTGATTTTACCCGTGACGAATTCCTTTCCATGATGACCAAGGATGTACAAAGCTATAGCAGGGCTGCTGTGTACCGCACCACATAAAGTCATTGCTTACGATCGCTGCATGCCCCTAAGACCTAAATTTTTATAGGGAGGGGTGTTCACTTGTTTTTCGTCAAAAGAAAATCAGAAAAAATAATACTTTTTAGCGCAAAATCTGGGTGAAAAAGGTACTGTGACGGGTATGGGGGAGAGTCAAGCGGGTTCGTCGACCCCAAATTTCGTTCAGTTAGTAAGGAAAATTTCACCCTATTTCGTTACACTTTCCATAACACCATAAAATTTTGAAAGAAGATATTGCGCATTATTTGCGAAAATAGTGTGCGATAAAACACACAAATCCTCTTTTTTGCAGAATATTTGCAGAAAAGTGCGATAAGAGAATGTGGTCGCCATAACTGCATTCCATGGATATCTCCTTTATATGATCACAGGCAGGTAAGGGTCACGCCCTGCAAGGGGTGCTCCGGTGCAATTCCGTGTGAGCCTGCACTAAAAACGGGACAGTAACTCTGTCGGAGAGTATCCGCCAGTAGGCGGGGAATACCGGTTCAAATCCGGTCTGTTCCAAAGAAGAAAGGGGGCAACAGCGATGAATATTCTTGCAGTGTGGTATGGCTTGTTTGGCATACAGTATCGTTTGATCAGAATTTTTTGCACTCAGACACTGCCTCTGTTGCATCCTTCGGTGCTTCCTGTATTCACCCCCATACAGGAGATCCGTAAAATAGGACACAAACTGCGAATCAAATGGCACACATCTGGTTTCCTGTGACGGTGAGTACCATCCGGGGGGAAGATGCAACCAAAGGCACCTTGGGCATTAAAAAAGCGGGCGGCGGTGCCATTCCAGCCGCCCGGATTTTCTGCGAAAGGAGATTGCTATATGGCTGGAGCTGAGGAGAAAATCACAGACAAAACCGAAGTTGGCGCAACTGAGCTGGCAACGGTGCTGGGTTTGACTGCCCGGCGTATACAGCAGATGGGCCAAGATGGCACCTTTATAACGGTGCGCCGGGGACGGTACTTGCTGTGCGATAGTGTCCAGAGATATATCAATTTCCTTTCCAAGCCTGCCATTGACGATGAGGATAAGAAGACAGAAAAGGCAAAACGCATAGCCGAAGCGCAGATCAAAGCGGCAAAGGCCACGGTTGCCAAGCTTGAAGCCGAAGAATTGAGGGGGAAGATGCACCGCTCGGAAGATGTTGCCAGCATGACCGAGGATTTGATATTTACAATCCGGGGTGCACTCAACGCTTTGCCTGGCAGACTAGCGGTTGACGTTGCTGCTGCCAGCAGTGCAGCGGAAACGGCGGAGATAATTCGCAAAGAGGTGCACAAGGTCATGGGCGAGCTGGCGGATTATAAATATGACCCGAAGAAATACGAGGAGCGTGTGCGCGACAGAATGTGCTGGGTTGCATCAGAGCGTGATGAAGATGGCGGATAGACAGGAACGGTCTGAGGCACAAAAGGAACTGGACGCCCTGCGGCTGAATAAGGCTATCGCCAAAGCGGTTGCAGGAATGCAGCCACCGGAAGATCTGACGGTCACTACCTGGGCGGAAACACACCGCCGATTGTCTGCTGAAAGCGCGGCAGAACCCGGGCCATGGCGCACAGAGAGAACTCCCTATCTTCGGGAACCGATGGATGCTTTTACAGATCCAAAGGTAAGACACATTGTTGTGGTGGCGGCTTCTCAGGTTGGCAAGTCGGAATTCTTGAATAACTCCCTTGGCTATATTATAGATCAGGACCCCGGCTCTATTTTGTTCATCCATCCCACCACCATTGATGCAAAAGAATATTCTAAACTTCGTATTGCTCCCATGATCCGGGACTGCCCCACACTCAAAAAGAAAGTGGCTGCATCCAAATCCAGAGATTCGGGCAATACCATTTTGCAAAAAACATACCCTGGTGGTATTTTGACATTGTGCGGTTCCACGGAAGCACATGCACTTTGTTCTAAGCCAATCCGTTATGTGTTCGGTGATGAACGCGATCGCTGGGCTGTGAGCGCTGGAAATGAAGGTGATCCCTGGGATCTGGCGATGGCACGACAGACCACCTTTTACAATGCAAAGGCGGTTGAGGTATCAACGCCAACTGTCAAAAACGCCAGCGCTATAGCTGCTGCATATGCTACTGGCACTATGGAGCGTTGGAAAACCAAGTGCCCTCATTGTGGCAAGTACCATGAAATTCAGTGGAGTGATATCCGCTATGAATATGAGACGAAAATCATTGCAAACAGCAAGACCTATACTGTAACCAATGTTTTCTATATCTGTCCGGAATGTGCCTGCATTTCGGACGAAATCACAATGAAGCGACAGCCTGCAAAATGGGTAGCCGATAATCCGGATGCCTACAAGCGTGGCTGTCGCTCTTTCTGGCTCAATGCATTTGTCAGCCAGTGGGCAACATGGACATCCATTATTCTAAAATTCCTTGAAGCTCAAGGAAATTCCTGGAGGCTTCGGGTCGTGTATAACACCTGCTTTGGCGAACTGTGGGAAGACCGCGGAGATATCGAGGATGAGGATAGCTTGATGGCCCGCCGGGAGGAGTATCCTGCGGAACTTCCTGAAGGTGTCCTGGTACTTACTTGTGGAGTCGATACACAGGATGACCGGCTGGAATTTGAAGTGGTTGGCCATGGCCATTTTGGCGAAACATGGGGCATCAAAAAAGGTATCATCATGGGGCGCCCGGACGATGAAGCAGTGTGGGCGTCTCTGGATGACGTGCTGGATCACACATACCGTTTTGAGGATGGACTGGGGCTTAAGATTAGCATGACTTTTGTTGACGAAGGCGGTCATTTCACCCAAGATGTCCGTATGCAATGCCGAAACAGGATACAGAAAAAGGTGTTCTGCATCAAGGGTATGCCTGGACAGGACACACCCTTCACTGGACCTCCAAAGCAGATGAAGATAGTTGTCCGTAAGGTGGCAGTTGGCACCTGCTGGCAATATCAGTTAGGTGTTGATTCTGGAAAGCAGATTATCATGGATAATATTCGAGTAAAAAAGCCCGGTGCAAAGTACTGCCATTTCCCGCGCCGAGATGATTACGGCCCAGGGTATTTTGCAGGTCTGCTTTCGGAACATCTGGTGTATGAACCCCAGAATAAGCACCCCTGGCGATGGAAGAAGATTCCGGGCCATGAGCGAAACGAGGTACTCGACTGCCGCAATTATGCTCTGGCAGCGTTCAAGGTCCTCCCTGTTAGCTTGGATGCTGTAGCTATTCGTCTAAAGGAGCTACGGGGAAAACACTTCGGAGGGGGCGTTGCAACCGCTCCTAAACCACAGAATAGACCTGCGCCACATCCAACAGGACGCGGATCAGGGCTTGATAATTACTACGATAACTGGTGAGGTGTAGTATGAAGCAGGAAACCATTCAGAAGCGGCTGACTTTCTGGGAGAGTACTCTGGATACTCTTATGAGCGCATACGAAGCGCTTGTCAGTGGCGGTGTCAAGTCCTATATGATCGACGATCGGCAGCTGACTCGATTCGATCTGCCTGTGCTGAAAAAGGAGATTGAGGATGCTGAGAAGAAAATTGATGCGTTAAATGCGGAACTGAGCGGCCAACGCCCACGCAAGGCCTTTGGCATTGTCCCAATGGACTGGTAAAAAACAACCGAATTTGGTCGCGTTTTTAGAAATAGGTATTTGCCCGTCAGGGCTTTACCAGAACGGCGCAGCTGCCTTCGCTCCTTTCGCAGCTGCGCCGTTCTTAATCTTATCCAATGGAGGCGATAAGCGTGAGTCATGAAGAAAAGCGGGTTGTAGCGCCGCAGGTGAGCGGATACAGCGAAGCCGGAGCGAGTTTGACCCGCAGGGCATTAAAGGGGTTTATTCCTCGGAGCAGTTCGCCCCTTGATGATATTGATAAGAACAATTCAACCCTGCGCCAGAGATGCCGGATGCTGTATATGGCATCGCCGGTGGCTGCATCTGCAATCGACAGCAACCGAACAAAGATTGTCGGTTCTGGTTTGACAATGAAATGCAGCATTGACAGGGATGTACTTGGGATTTCCAAAGAGGAAGCCAAGGCATGGCAATGCAAGACAGAATCAGAATGGAAGCTTTGGGCCTCCAAGAAGCAGAACTGCGATGCAATCGGCATGAACGACTTCAATGGCCTGGAACAACTGGCACTTAAGTCGTGGCTGTTAAGTGGCGATGTCTTTGCCGTGGTAAAGAGATATGAGACTACTCCATACAATCCGTATAGCTTGCGAATCCATATGGTGGAAGCTGATCGTATTAGCACACCGGGTACATATAGCGGCTATTTCGGCATGACAGAGGGTAAGGTACCGGAGGGACATGTAGGCGCCGGCCATGCAATCCATGACGGTGTTGAGGTGGATTCTTCCGGGCGTGTGGTTGCCTACTATGTATGCAATATGTACCCGAATCAGTATACATCTGCCAGGCGTGAGTGGATGCGGGTGGAAGCATACGGAAAGAAAACCGGATTACCCAACATCATGCAGATTACCGACACAGAGCGATGTGATCAGTACCGCGGCATTCCTTATCTGGCAAAGGTTATTGAACCTCTGCTCCAGCTGCGCCGCTATACTGAGAGTGAGTTGATGGCGGCTCTCGTTCAAAGTTTCTTTACTGCTTGGATCGAAACCCAGACAGATCAGAGCGGTATCCCGTTCAACGAAGTAGGTGCTGGTGACATTGCCGGTGTTCCGGGTGCAAATCCGGGTGAAACTCAGGTATCTAACCATCCAAATGAGTATGAGATGGCGCCGGGTACCGTAACGCATTTGGCCCCGGGCGAACAGATCAAATTTGGTAGTCCCAATATTCCGACTGCTGGTTTTGAAACATTCGTCAAAACAATTTGTAAGCTGATCGGCTCTGGCTTGGAAATCCCTTATGATGTGCTGATTAAGGAATTCAATTCCAGTTATAGTGCATCAAGAGGTGCATTGTTGGAAGCATGGGAAGCTTTCAAGATGCGCCGGGTATGGCTCGTCAACTCGTTCTGTCAGCCGACGTACGAACTGTGGTTGACTGAGGCGGTTGCTCGTGGTCGTGTTAAAGCTCCTGGCTTTTTTGATAATCCGCTGATTCGTGCAGCGTGGTGCGGTGCCCGGTGGATTGGTCCTGTACAGGGCCAGCTGGATCCAAAGAAGGAAGCCGAAGCGTCCCTGACCCTCGCGAGCAAGGGTATCAAGACTCATGCGATGATTACGACGGAATTGGGAGGTGGTGACTGGGAATCCAATATGGAGCAGTTGCAGCATGAGCAGGAAATGCTTTCCGAACTGCGCGGCGGTGACTCCAATCAGAATTCTGTATCAGACCGTGATCTGGACGATGATCCGGATGATGACAGCAATGGCGATGACAGCAAATCAGAAAAGGAAGACTCGCCATGAGGAATTTTGACTACCTGAGAAATCTATCACCGCGTGCTTTGTCGGAGGCAATTCTGAACATTGCAGAAAACTGTTGCCTCTGCTGTCCCAGGGAACGGGAGCGGAGGTGCAACGAGGATTGTGTAAGCGGCCTGGTAGAATGGCTGCTTTCCACATTCATTCCTGGCAGTATTGCCTGGAAGACGAGGAGGAAGAAATAACGATGAGTATTCTCGGTAAACCGGCGGTGCATATCCAGCGCAGTGTTTACACCATGGCAACCACTGATGGCACCAAAGCCGAAATTATCATGTATGGCGACATATATGAACAGCAGCCGATTGACTGGTGGACAGGCAAGCCCGTTGAGGGGCAGTTTATTTTGCTGTCTGACTTCCTGACAGATCTGGAGCAGATCGCAGGGTGCAAGGAAATTACCATCCGCATGAATTCCTACGGCGGAGATGCAGGTGTTTCCAACACGATCCACAATCGCCTGCGGGATTTGGCAAGAAACGGGGCCAAACTGACCTGCGTCGTTGACGGCGTTGCTATGTCTGGAGGATCCCTAATCATGTGTGCATGTGATACTGTACAGGTTAATCCCTCCAGCTTGATTATGATTCACAAATGCTGGACCTATATTTGGGGTTCTTACAATGCCGATGAACTGCGGCAGATGGCAGAACAGAATGATGCCTGGGATAAAATGCAGGTATCCATTTATAAGCGGAAAACAGGTCTGTCTGACACGGTAATTTCTCACATGATGGCAGATACCACCTACATGACAGGTCGGGAAGCGGTTGAAAAGGGGTTTGCAGACGAAGTCCTTGACGATGCCGAACCGCTGAACATTGCTGCCAGTGCTGATGGCCGCTGCCTGTTTGTCCGAGGACGGAAACTCCCTTTGTCTATGGGAGCGTTTGCCCCGGATCACATTCCCACAGTCACATCCGAGGAAACCTCGGTTGAGACAAATACAAATACGCCGGTAGTTACCGGCAGTAATGAAGGAGGAAACTCTATGACCGAACAGGAACTCCGGGCACAGTATCCGGACATCGTGGAACAGGTAGAGGCCAATGCAAGAGCTGCCGCTAATACCGCTGCTATCAATGCCGCTGTACAGGCTGAGCGTGACCGCATTCAGGCTATCGACGAGGTCGCTTGCCTGTACTCCGAGGAAATGGTGTCCGAAGCCAAGTATGGCGATAAAGCCTGCACTGTGCAGGAACTGACCTATCGTGCGGCTAAGGCGGCCGCAGCCAAGGGAGGCCAGGTTCTCAAGGATCTGGAAGAGGATACCGGGGCTTCCGGCGCAGGCGACGTCGGAGCAGCTGCGCCCCCTGCCCAGGAGGGCGGTGACGAGATTACCGTTGAGCATGCCCGTGCTGCCGCGAAGCAGTTCAATGACCGTAAGAAGGAGGCAAGATAACTATGGATAAGAATCTGGTTAATAAGATCGGCGAGTGCGGTCAGGACAATCTGATTGCCCGGATGTACCCCCGTGCACTGACTGTCGCAGTTAAGATTGCTGCTGGCGCCGGTGTATTGAAGCGCGGCACCATCCTTGCGGTAAATGCAGATGGCGACTGCGAAGCAATGAAGACCGGCAGTACCCCCGCCTACATTCTGACAACCGATGTCGATGCATCAGGTGGGGAAGCTGTTGCAGCAGCTGCTTACCGCAGCGGCAACTTCAACGTCAACGCAGTGACTGGCGCGGCCGGTTATGTATTGACCGCAGCTGACAAGGACACCCTGCGCAAGTATGACATCATGTTTACCGACATGATGGAAGAATAAGGAGGAAGCACGAATGGATATCTACGATACTCTGTATATGCTGGCCGCTGTGGAAGAGCTCACTCCCGAGCCGACTTTCTTCAAGCGCCGCTATTTCCCCACCGATACGGATCTTGACGTGTTCGGCACGTCCAAGGTTCTGGCTGACTACAAGGAGAGCGGCCGCAAGGCAGCACCTTTTGTTCTGCCTCGGATCGGCCCTCTGCCCGTAGGCCGTAGCGGTTACAGCACCTTCGAACTGGAGCCCGGCAATATCTCCATTTCCAAGCCCCTGACCATCGACCAGATGATGAAGCGCGGCTTTGGCGAAAGCATTATGAGCACCTCCACTCCCGAGCAGCGCGCAGTTCGTATGCTGATGGGCGACCTGAGCGACCTGTCTGCCCGCATCAGTCGCCGCGAGGAATGGCTGTCCTGCGAAACCATGCTGAACAACGGCTGTGTTATGCGCCATCAGAGCGATGATCCCGAAATTTATGAGGATATCCCTGTTCGGTTCTATGATGGAGAGGATAACCCCGCTCTGTTTACCCCTGCAACTCCCTGGGCACACAGCGCTGACGAGAAGACTCCTGGCACCTGGTATCGGGATGTCTGCGAAATGATCAAGATGCTGACCAAGCGCGGCAGACCTGCCTCCGATTTGGTCGTTTCCAACGATGTTGGCAACTTCCTGATGGAAGATCCCTGGATCATGTACATGATGGACAACCGCCGTGCAGACTATGGTGCTATCAATCCCAACGCCCTGACCGAGTATGTGACTTCTTTGGGCCGTTTCAACTTCGGCGGCCGCCGCCTGGAAATCTTCGTCAATGACGGTACATTCCAGGATCAGGCCGGCGAAGAAACTCCCTTCCTGGAATCCGGCAGTATTATCGTGACTGCCCCCAACTGTGGTAAGGGCCTGTATGGTGCCGTTACCCAGAAGGAGATGGACAACAAGTGGCATACCCACGCCGGCACCCGTGTCCCCAACCATCTGTCCACCATCATTCCTCCCATGGATGAAACTGTGGTTTCCTGCCGCCCTCTGTTCGTTCCCAAGATGGTCTGCCCCTGGACCTCTGCGAAGAAGGTTTTTGATTAAGACCAGCTGAGAAAGGAGTAGCACATGATCAAGATTATATCTGGCACCTGCCAGACCGCGCTGGGGCTGAAACGCCCCGGCGATAAGCCCTTTTCTCTGACTCCCGAAGCAGAAAAGCGCCTTGTAGATCGCAAGGTTGCGGTATATGTTTTCGAGAATTTCCCTATGGAGCCAGTTGCAACGCCTCCTATTCCTCCGATGAATCAGGAAGCAGGCGTAATCTCAGCTGAGACAGAAAACCCCGCAGAGGGGCAGAAAACCGATGGAGAGAGTGGCGTCGTCATCCTGGATATCGCGGGTGGTCACTACACAAAGGATAGCCTGTTGAGGATGACCCGTGGCGAAATGGAAAAGATGGCGGATGCGCTCGGCATCGATATCAAGGGCTGCAAAAACAAGTCTGATATTGCAGACCGGATTGCAGATGTTGAAGTTGCAGCGGATGAACAGGCTGCGGAAGATCCGCCCATCCTTGCTGTTGAGGATCCCGTGCCATGAGTGGCTTTAAGGACATGGTGTTCGCCGATCTACATGGGGTGTTTCTCAATGACAAAGAGTATGCGGAGAAGCGCACAATTCGTTATGACGGAGACACCTACACGGATATCCCAGTTGTACTTTCTGGGATTAAAGAGAAGGATCGGCGTCAGCTTGTAAGCGACCATATTCAGGGACTTTATCTTGCGTCAATGGTTCTCCATTGTGCGCGGTCTGACTTAGGAGGAAAGCAACCAGAAAAAGGATCACGCCTGCAAATCAACGACAGGGAAGGTGGAGGCGGCTTTTTCAAAGATTTCTATGTCGCTTCATCTGTAACGGAAATTGGGATGTTGCGTGTGGAGCTGGAGGCGATTGATGAATGAGTGCTGTTCGGATAGATGAAGTTGGTGGCAAAAGTATTGCTCGTGCAAGAAAGATCCTTGCGGGTATTCCTGGTGGTGTGTATCGGGCGTCATATGCTGCATTGAAGCGTGCCGGAGAGACTGGCAAAACTCGTGCAGGTCAGTTTGCTGCGGCTGAGTACACCATCAGCAAGGGCACTTTTATGAGCAATGTAAAGCAGATAACAAAGACAAAAAGTGATATGGGTGGACTGCTGTCCCTCAGTATCAGTTTTGCAGGCACTGTGCTTCCATTGCTGTCCTTCAGTACCCAGTTCTCGAAGAATGGCCTCGTGCAAACGCAGGTTAAAAGAAATGGTGGAGCGGCAAGCTTGCAACATGTCTTTGTCGCAAATATATTCGGTTCAACGGCTGTGTTTGAGCGCCTTAGTACGCATCGCTTTCCTGTGGAGCAGAAGTATGGCCCCAGTACTGGCCATATGATGCAAAATGAGCAGGTTATCCAAAAAATGGAGGAAACGATCAACACGACTTTTGAGACACGCCTCAATCATGAGATTTTGCGTGTTCTGAACGGATGGGGAGGATGATCCATGACACGAGTTGTCCTGCTGAAAGAGCTAAGAGATTTTACAAAAGCTGCTACTGCGGATGTCATTCTCCCTACGAAAATGCAGGAAGGGGATAAGGAGCAGAAATATAGAGCAGCCGCTGTCTACCTTATGCGGTTGCCAGACAGTAGATCTGCGGCAAAAAAAGCTCCCTATATCATACATCAGTTTCTCACTGGCGATGATACCCAACTCCCGGGAGAGCGTTGCTCCTCTACAGCTGTTGTTAGATCCATTTTCTGTGTATACAGTGAGAACGAGGAGGAGGGTGGAATGCTCCTACTGAATCTGATGGAACGTTTGCGCATCGAATTGTTGCGTAAGGTTGTTATTGGTAATCAGTATGCTCTTGATTTATCTGCTAAATTGGAGTCACTTGTATACCCAGACGATACTGCACCGTACTATGCAGGGGAAATTGTTTCCAGGTGGAAACTGCCTGCTGTTGAAAGAGAGGTCGTTTTTATATGAAAAATGATTCTGAAAAGGTGGCAACGCAACTGCCCAAGCGCAATTCCAGCAGTAAGAATCAAACTGCCTCTAAGAACAATCCGGCCAATGAGGCCGGATTTTGTGTTTATCTCGGTCCGACTTTTATGGGTGTAATCCAAAACGGTACCGTCATTCGCGGAACGAAGGAGGAAGCAATGGCTGCGCTAAATACAGCTATTGCAAAGTACCCTCTGATCGCAACGATGATTGTACCTGGTGACACTCTGGTGGAAGATCGTATCAAAGTCAAAACCCCGGGTAACTGGCTCTATGTGAACTATCATAGATTGCTTGCCGGGAACAAATTAGGAGGAAAGCTATGAGTCTGAAACATGGTGTTTATGTTTCCGAGCAGGCTACCAGTGTGCCCACTCCCATGGGCGCCGAGTCTGGGGTACCTTTCGTCGTTGGCCTTGCCCCTGTTCACAGCGCGGCAGTACCGGCGAAGTCTGGCATCCCTGTCTTATGCACATGCTGGTCGGAAGCGGTAGAAAAGCTTGGGTATTCCGATGACTGGAAGAAGTATACCCTTTGTGAGTTCATGTACTCTCATTTCCAGCTGTTCGGTTGCCAGCCTGTTATCTTCTGCAATGTTTTGGATGTGTCCAAGACGGAGAAGGTAGATGCTGCTGATATGCCTGTAACCAGCCATAAGGTGATGCTGCCTATGGAGGCGATTGGATCCAGCGTGGTGGTCAAGTCTGCTGATGGAACTCCGCTTGCAGCTGACACCGATTATGCCCTTTACTATGACGGTGATTCCCTGACCATTGAGCTTCTGGCGGGGACGGAAAATTATGCTGCGGAGAGCGTAAACGTGGCATATGACAAGGTTATTACGGCGGCAACCGCAGCAGATATTGCGGATGGCATCGAATCTGCCGAATTGTGTCTGACGCTGCTGGGGACTACCCCAGATCTGATCTGTGCCCCCGGCTGGTCCCAGGATCCCGCCGTCGCTGCTGTGATGGTGACGAAAGCCGGCAGCATCAATGGCCTGTTCCATGCGAAGGCCCTGGTCGACATCGATTGCTCCAAAAGTGGCGCAACCATCTTCACCGATGCCATCAATGTGAAAGCATCCAACAAACTGGTTGACGGTGATCAGATTGTGTGCTGGCCCATGCTGACCAAGGATGGCCGCTGCTTCCATGCATCTACTCAGATTGCGGGGCTGATGGCGCAGGTGGATACTGCTAATGATGGCTGCCCCTATGAGTCTCCTTCCAACAAGAATCTCCAGTGTGATGGCCTGTGCCTGGCAGATGGAACTGAGGTGACATTGACCTTTACTCAGGCCAATCAGCTGAATGCCGCAGGCATCGTGACAGCCCTGAACTTTGTAAATGGCTGGGTGGCTTGGGGCAACTACACCGGCTGCTATCCTGAAAACAAAGAGGCAAAGAATTGTATTATCCCGATTTCCAGAATGTTTGGCTGGGTAGGAAACACCCTTGTCAAGACATTCTGGAGCAAACTGGACAAGCCTATGACCAGGCGCCTGATCGACACTGTGCTGGATGCGGCCAATATCTGGCTGAACGGTGTAGTTGGTCGTGGTTACCTTCTGGGTGCGCGTGTGGAAATGTATGACGATGAAAACCCGCTGGAAAACCTCATGGCGGGGATCATCAAACTGCACATTTACATGACGCCGGCCGGTCCTGCTCAGGAGATCGATTTTGTCCTGGAGTATGATGCCAGCTATGTAAGCAACACTCTGCAGGGCTGAGAAAGGAGATTGTATCATGGATCAGAGTGTAATCAATTTTGCTGTCTATGAGGACAGTACAGAATATGTGGGCATGGCCAAGGTAACGCTGCCTGATCTCACCGCCCTGACGCAGAGTATTTCTGGGGCTGGTATTGCAGGAAATGTCGATGCAGTTATCATGGGTCACTTTGAAGCGATGACCCTGGGACTGTCCTTCCGAACTACTACCAGCCAAGTTATCAAGCTTGCAGAACCTCGCCGCCATACCATTGACCTGCGCGTTGCGCAGCAGGAGGAAAACCCGGTTGCGGGTGTTGTGGAGGTCAGGTCTGTAAAGCATGTCTTGGTGATTGTACCTAAAAGCACCAAAGGCGGTACGGTTGCCCCTGCATCGCCTACAGATGGAAGCGGCGAATATGCAGTTCGCTATTGGGCTACCTATATCGATGGTCAAAAGGTGCAGGAAATTGACCCGCTCAATTTCATCTGCATTATCAATGGCATCGATTATCTGGATGCTGTGCGTACAGCTATCGGTAAGTAATCAACCGGGGCCAAAGGCCCCGGCCTCATTCTGAAAGGAGAATATATCATGGAGATTATGAAAGAAAACGAGAAAATCACTGCTTCAGGAAATAAGGAAGCACCCTCCGCAGGTACATATGTACACAAGTTTGCTACCCCCTGGGAATATGAGGGAAAGCGGTACGAGCAGATCACCTTTGAATTCGGGAAACTGACCGGCTATGACAGCCTGGCTATCGAGAACGAGATTCAAGCCATGGGTAAGGCTCTGATCACGCCGGAATTCAGCGGCGATTTTTTGCTGCGCATGGCTGCCCGTGCCAGCACACCGCATATCGGCGCTGATGTTATTCAGGCCATGCCCATTGTTGACTTCAACCGAATCAGGAGCCGAGCCCGGTCTTTTTTGCTGAACTTGGGGCTGTAATCGGCGACGGCGGGAAATGGCTCCGTAAACAATGCACGCTTCTTTCACGATCAACAAAAACGCCTATTCCATTCTGGCTTTCTGAAACGCTGTCTGACCTTGTGAAGTGGATTGAGGTTAATAATGAGATCGTTAAGGAAGCAAGTAAGAAAAAGTGATACCGCAGAGTGAGGAGGGATGCTATGGCTGGTGGACGCACTGAGTTTGAGATGCTGTTCCAATTGCAGGCGCAGTTGGGTAGCGCATTTAATAGCACTTTCGCAAAGGCACAGGCACAGGTCGCGTCTATGCAAAAGGAACTCCAAAGCCTTAGCAAAACTCAAAGTGATATATCATCATATCAAAAGCAGCAAACCGCACTAGACTCTACGCGCCAGAAGCTTGCGATGTACCAGCAAGAGCTCGATAATCTTCAGAAGGAATTTGAAGAAACCGAAGGATTTTCGTCCGAGCTCGCAAATAAAATGCTTGCGAAGCAGATGCAGATTGAAAAAACATCGGCATCTATCACCAAACAGGAACAAAACCTGGATCAACTGGGGAATAAGCTTAAAGAAGCAGGTGTCAATACTGATAATCTGACCAATGAATCATCTCGGTTGGCAACCGAGATGGAGGAATTGAAAGAAAAACAGGAGAAAGTCGCTGAAACTGCAATGCAGGTCGGCACATCTGGCACGCAGGCTATTATGGCTTACCAGGAGGCAATTGTTGCCAGTGGTATTCAAGAAGCCCTGCATAAGCTTTTTGAAGAAACGCAGGCATGTGCGGAAGCCTCAAAGGAATATGAGTCGGCGGTTGCCGGCGTGTACAAGACAGTTGATGGTACAGATCAGCAGCTTGCCGCTATTTCAGCCGAGATCAAAAAACTGTCAACGGATATCCCGGCAACTACCGATGAAATTGCGGCTGTTGCAGAGGCGGCGGGACAGTTAGGCATTGCAACGAACGATGTAATGTCATTCACCGCGGTTATGATTGACTTGGGTGAGTCTACTAACCTCACGGCCGAAGAAGCGGCAAGCTCTCTTGCAAAATTCTCTAATATTACGGGAATGGCGGCATCGAATTATTCTCGCCTAGGTTCCGTTGTTGTTGACTTAGGTAATAACTTTGCCACCACTGAGGCGGATATCGTTGCTATGGGTACGCGGCTTGCCTCGTCAGGTAAGCTTGCGGGACTGACTGAACCAGAGATAATGGCACTGGCTGCCGCTATGTCTTCTGTCGGTATTGAGGCGGAAGCTGGCGGTACCGCTATGACGCAGACATTCTCTGCAATTGAAACAGCGGTTGCTACTGGTGGTGATAAGCTTGAGGAATTTGCAAGAATCTCGGGCATGTCTGCCGGTGAGTTTGCATCTGCCTGGGAGAACAGCCCAATTCAGGCAATTCAGGCATTCATTTCAGGCATTGGTGAACTGGATCAGCGCGGCGAAAGTGCTGTGTTGGTATTGGACGAACTGGGACTAACAGGCATCCGCCAGTCCAATATGCTGAAAAGCCTTGGTTTGGCCGCTTCAACACTTGGTAATGCCGTTAGTACTGCAAATACTGCATGGGACGAAAATGTCGCACTAACGGAAGAAGCATCTAAGCGATACGCAACCACAGCAAGCCAAGAAGCAATGATGCAGAATGCATTCAATAACCTGCGGATTGCTATTGGTGATAACTATACTCCGGCACTGCGTGAGATGTACGGTGTAACAAATGATGTAGTGTCTGGAATGGCCGATTTTGTCGAAGCACATCCAGCTCTGGTGAAGTCTGTTACTGCTGCAGTAGGTGTGATTGGCCTGGCAACTGCTGGTATTACTGCCTATACTGCTGCGGTGAAGGTGGGACAGGCCGCAACAGCACTGTTTACTGGTACAATTGGTGCTGCGGCTATTGGCCCAATCGCAGGGGTGACGGTTGCTGTAGCAGCGCTGACTGCTGTGTTTGTCGGCCTTTCGTCCATAACAGATGAAGAGACAGAAGCAGTTCGGCAAATGACAGAGGCCTCACGTGAGGATTACTACCAAATTCAACAGCTGGAGAGTGAATACCAACAGGCATGTGCTACCTACGGTGAAACCTCTAGCGAGGCGCTGTACCTTGCGTGGCAAATTGATGAACTATCTTCCAGCTTTGAAGAAAACAAGCAAACTTTAAGTGAGTACATAGCAGAGTGTAAAGCAGCCAATGAGAGCCTGACGAATATGCTCGACAGCAATCGTAAGGCTTTCATGGAAATTGGAAACAACGCTGATACGACGGAAGCATTGGTTAGCCGCCTAAAGGATCTCAGTAACCAGACTGATTCTACTGCTGAGTCCGAGGAGGAAATGAAGGCAATCATTGCCGAGTTGAATCAGCGCTTCCCTGAATTGGCATTTAGCTATGAGAGTGTTGCAGGCAATGCTTCTGACTATGCAGCTGCTATCAACGAAGTTGCCAGAGAACAGGAAAGACTGCAAAAATACGAGTCAGCGCAAAAAGGTGTTTCCGATGCTATCATTGCGCAGGAAGCGGCTGAAAAAAGGCGTACTGAGGCGCTTGAGATGCAGGCTGCCGCAAGAGAGCGGCTGACTGCTGCTGAAAAAGCATACAACGGTTTATACAGTAGCCTTTCTGCTGGTGACACATCCGGAATGGCGGGACTTGTTGTTGCATTCAGTGATGAATACGATGAACTGGTGGCGGCCCAGGAAGCCTATGCTGCCTACACTGCTCAAGTTGAGGAATCCCAGGCCATACTTGACCAAGCAGTTTCAGATCACGCAATGTACACGGAGGCGCTGGCCGAATCCGCAGCAGTCACTGATGAAGCAGGTTCTTCCAGTGCGGCTTTCAACGATGTAATAAGCAGCACCATGGAAAAAGTGCAGGCACTCACCGAGGCCTACACAGAAGCCTACAACGCCGCATATGAAAGTGTTGCTGGGCAATATGAGATTTGGGATAAGGCCGCAGACGTTGTTGCAACAGGCACTGACACCATTACTTCCGCCCTTAGCAGCCAGACGACGTATTGGCAGGATTATAACAGTAACTTGCAGTCCCTATCTAACCGTACAGGTGATGTCAAGGGATTAAGAGACATGCTGTCCACCCTTGTTGATGGTTCTGAGGAGAGCGTCAACGCAGTTGCCGGTATGGCAAATGCTACAGATGAAGAACTTGCCGATATGGTTGCGGCATGGCAAGAGCTTCAGGCGGAACATGATGAAGTTGCACGTAGTATTGCTGAGCTGAAAACCAATTTCACAGCGGAGATGGATTCCCTGGTATCTGCGGTTGCTCAGGATATTCGCAATATGAATATGAGCAGTCAAGCATCTTCGGCGGCCCGAGCGACAATTCAAGCGTATATTAAGGTCGCTGAGGATATGCTCCCCGAAGTTGAAGCCGCATTCAAAAAGGTGGCGGATACAGCGGCCAAAGCCCTTGGTTATGAGGTAGATCTGGAGGGAAAAACTCCCGCAGATAGAGGATATGCGACAGGCACTCGCAGTGCGGAGCGTGGTTTTGCCTATGTTGGTGAAAACGGCCCTGAACTTGTATGGTTCAATGGCGGTGAGCAGGTGCTTACTGCTTCGGAAACAGCTGCTATGCGGGATCGGCTGCAAGTAACGGTAGCTGATACGCCTGCCCGCAGAGATTCTATTGTAGAGACTGTGAGTGATTACAGCCCCTCTGTATCTTTCCAGGTTGTTTTCCAGATTGAAGGAAATGCAACATCAGAAGTTGTGGAAATGCTAAACATGTACAGTGAGGAATTTACAGAACATGTTCTTGATGTACTTGAGGAGGCAAATATCGACTTAGCAAGGAGGCGGTACTGATGGCCACATATACAACAGTGCAGGGAGATATGTGGGACTCCATTGCGTATCACCAGCTTGGAAGTGTGTCATATACTGACAAATTGATGAATTTGAATCAGCAATACTTGGAGTATTATACATTTCCAGCCGGGATAGTGCTTCACCTTCCTGAACCGATTGTCAATGTTGCTCCTTCAATGCCTCCATGGAAGCGGAGGAATACATGAGTGATAAAAACCTTGCCAGACGCGCCGATGCAGAAATCGCTTTTGATGGCGTTGATATCACAAAATCTATTGCCCCATTCTTTATTTCACTAACCTATACGGATAACGAAGAAAGTGAAGCTGATGACCTCCAAATCAAGTTGCAAGACCGTGAAGAAATATGGTTGGAATCCTGGCTAAATCGAGCAATTGATGCTGCTACCAATGTCGCGACTGTCTCAGACGGTAAAGTTGTTGCAAACATCGGCCTAAAGATTGATGCCGTTATTGTGCAGAAGAATTTTTTTGGCGACGGAAAGGATATGGTATTAGACTGCGGACAGTTTGAACTGGACAGTGTGGATGCATCCGGCCCACCCGCTGTAATCACCATCAAGGCTACAGCCCTGCCATTTACATCGCAAATCCGTCAGACTAAAAAATCGAGAGCTTGGGAGCATTATACTTTGTCTGGTATTGCAAAAGAGATGGCTGCGGCAAATGGCATGAGCTGTATGTATTTGTCAGAGAATGATCCGTTTTATCGACGTGTAGAGCAGTATGCAACAAGCAATATCGCCTTTTTGCAAACCTTGTGCCAGGCGGCTGGAATCTCGCTGAAAGCCACAAATAATATTATCGTACTGTTCGATCAAGCGGCGTATGAAGCTAATAATCCCGTAATAACCATTCGCAAGGGGGATAAATCATATTCCAAATGGAAGCTGAGTACCAGTGAGACTAACAGCCACTATACATCATGTAGAGTGAGCTGGACCACTACTTCAGGAGAACTGATTGAGGGCATTGCACGTGTGGAGGATTATGATGAAGATTCTTCTACGAACCAACAGCTGGAAATCCGCGCCAAAGTAGCAAGCATTGCTGAGGCAGAGGTTTATGCTGCTAAGATGCTGCGTATGCACAATAAGTTTCAAAAGATTGCGATGTTTACAATGCCGGGTAACCCAATGCTGGTATCAGGTGTAACCATTCAGTTGGATGGCTGGGGAGCGTGGAGCGGTAAGTACATCATTTCGCAGGTGCGGCATTCTGTTGGCAATTCTTTTAATACGCAAATCCAACTCCGTAAGGTATTGGAGGGATATTGATGTCAGGTGAAGTTGAAAGGATGATCCAGATTGGTATTATTACCGATACGGACACCAAACAACATAAAGTACGTGTGAAATTCAAAGATACGGGATTAACTTCGGATTGGCTCTGCGTCCTTCACAATACGCCGTTGATCACAGTGACCGATGCAAATTCTGCTATTGCAGTTACGCCGTGGATGCCGAAGGTTAATGATTCGGTATTGGTGATCTATCTCCCGGTATTCAACAGTGATGGATTTGTGATTGGAGGAATCTAAGTGGCCGTTGTCGGATGTCTTGGAGATATTCCATTTCAGGTATCTTCTGATGTTGTCCAAACGATTAACAACGCAAAGTGGACTGGTACAGCAAGATATGCCACCCATCAATTACATGCCGGCGATACCTTGACAGAGTTTGTTGGAAATGATCCTGATAAGTTCTCATTTGAAATGGTTTTGTCAGCATATCTTGGGGTTAATCCTCAAAAGATGGTTGATAAACTTGTTCAGTATCGCAGGGAAGGGCGAACATTGCCTCTTGTCATAGGTGATACGGCTTATGGGAAGTATCGTTGGACCATTGTGAGTCATGATGCACGTGTGCAATACACGGATGGACATGGCAATGCTTTAAGTGTTACTGTTAAGCTAACCCTGCAAGAATATCTATAAGTCGTGAGGTACATATGAGCTACAAAGTCACACCTGATAGCGAGGGAAAACTGATACTTAACGAGAGAGATGTGGTTCGTTCAGTATTACAGAATGTGGCTATCATTTTAGGCACGTGGATCGGCACAGTACCACTTTACCGAGAGTTTGGTATAACTTCAAAATATATTGATAAGCCAATATCCGTGGTAAAACCTATGCTTCACGCTGAAATACGCGAAGTGATAATGAAGTATGAACCGCGGGCAGAGGTTGTTTCGATTACATTTGAAGAAGGTGTAGACAGATTGAAACCGATTGTGGAGGTGAATATCCTGAATGAGTAGAAATTCAGAGTATCAATTTGTCAGCACAGACACAGATACTTTGGTGGCTGAGTTGATTGCTGGATATGAAGCCATTACAGGAATTACAGTCCAGCCTGCAAGCCCGGAAAAACTTTTCATTTTGTGGGTAGCCAGTGTTGTTCTACAGGAGCGTGTGTGGAACAACTACACAGGTAATCAGAATATTCCCAGCAGAGCCACTGGTCATAATTTGGATATGTTGGGAGAACTATTCTATGAAGTACCTCGTCCTACAGCTCAGGCAGCGGTATGTACTGTGCGTTTCCATATTTCAGAAGCTCAGAAAACGGCAATTCTCGTGCCTGCCGGTACCCGTGTTACAGGCGTTAGCAGCGATTTGATTTGGATTACCGCAGAGGATGCTTATATTCCAATTGGTGATACCTATGTTGACGTTCTGGTACATTGTCAAACTTCTGGGATCGTTGGCAACGGATACGCTATTGGACAGATTAATACAATCGTCGATTTGTATGACTACTACTCCAAGTGTGAAAACATTACTGTCAGTGATTATGGGGCAAATGAAGCAACAGACGAAGAATATTATGAGTTGATGCGGGCTAGCATGGACGCGTTTTCTTGCGCGGGTGCTCGTGGAAGCTACATCTATTTTGCAAAGAAGGTTAGCACCGAAATTGCTGACGTGATGCCGAACCGCCCAGCTCCTGGGTGCGTAGATATCTATATTTTGATGAATGATGGGACTATCGCATCACAGGAAATTAAGAAAGCAGTGTTGGAAGCATGCAATCGGGAGGAAGTCAGACCACTTACGGATTTTGTGGCAGTAAAAGATGCAGAATTGGTACGGTATAATATCAATTTTACGTATTACATACAACGTGGCACCGATAAGAGTGCAAAGCAAATTGAGGCAGATGTATCCAAAGCCGTAAAAAATTATGTCTCCTGGCAGAGTGCACGATTTGGCCGTGATATCAATCCTGACAAGTTGCGGGAGTTTCTTAATTCCACAGGAATTAAACGGATTGTGCTTGCTGAGCCTGCATTTACTAAGTTGCGAAATGGCCGGGAGAATACTGTTCCCCAGGTCGCAAGCATTGGAGAAATCTCCATTGTAAGCGGAGGCTATGAAGATGAATAAGCACTATTTATCTGCGGAAAATCTCATGGCAGCGTTACCACAGGTGTTAAAGAATGATGCAAATCTGAATGCCTTGGCATCTTCTGTCGCAAATATCTTAGCCGGACGCCGAAAAGAAATTGACCAGCTGTTTATATACTCCCGCATTGATGAATTGTCGGAGGACCTGCTGGATATCCTGGCCCACGATTTTAAAGTGGATTGGTGGGACTACGGTTTTACCATCGATCAGAAACGGCGAACATTGAAAGACAGCTGGCACGTGCATAGGCATCTTGGCACAAAATATGCTGTAGAAACCGCAATATCGGTCATTTATCCTGATTCTGTTGTGCAGGAATGGTTTGAATATGGTGGAAAACCATATTCATTTCAATTGCTTATCAATGTAAGCAATATGCTGATCGAACCTGATTTCCATTTCCGGGTACTGGCTTTAGTGGATTATTATAAAAATCTGCGCTCCTATCTTGGCCGCATTCAATACACGGTTGAGGCGAATGAAAATGCGGTTGTTCGTCTTGGAGGGCAATTTGCTTCCATTGTGAGCATTTATATTCCTGAAATCGAGGACGAATTTACCTTTGAGGAATCGGTACGAGTCGGCGGATATATGGCGTCTGTTACATCGTTCCCGATACCAGGTATACCGGATAAGTTATCGTTTGAAAATATTGTGCGTGTCGGTGGACATGCAGCAAACATCACTACAATTACGCTGCCAAGTTCGCAGGATATATAGCAGTGTAAAGGAGGAATTGACTTGGATTATGGTTATAAACCGACAACCACCGGCCGTGCGATTCTTGCAGCATGTTTGGCCAACCAAACGCCACTGATTTTGACGCGTGTAGCTATGGGCAGCGGTGTTGTTCCAGAGGGTACAAACCTAGCTGATATGCATGAGCTTGTCAGCTATGTTGCAGATGGTTCTTTGGGTGAGCGCACACATAAGGATGACCGGTTATATTTTTCAGTCCAATATGAGAACAATGCCCACCCGGATGTGGGGACATTTTATCTTTCTGAGTTTATTGTCTATGCGGTAAACCCGGACACAGGTGAGGAGGGGGATCTCCTATACGCAACACTTGGAGATTATAAGCAGCCGGTGCCAGCATATTCTCCATCACTTCCTCCCAGCGTATGGAAGTTTCCTCTGGTGCTTGTTGTAGCTGATGAAGTGACCGTGTCAGTTACCGCAGCTCCTGGCTTGGTGACGCATGAGGATTTACAGCGTGCGATAGCAAGAATTGGCGGCATTGAGAAAGCTATAGAGCTTACAATGACCGTAGATGGTTGGAGAGAAGATGCTCAGGCAGCAAATGGATACAGGTACTATTATGATCTGCAAGATACGGAAATCAACTCGGATTACATACCTGCGGTCATTGTTGCGGAGGATAGTATGGAAACTGCTGTGATGGCAGGTATTGGCACCACAGTAACCAGCTATGAGGGATTTATCCGCATTAAAGCAATGGCACATCCTGAGTCAACCATCCATGCAATTTGCTACCTTCAACTGAAAAATAATACCAACACAATTGGTACTACTACAATTGCCGGAGAATATGAGATTGCCGATAATACAGAGGTACAGGGGGCAATTGAAGAAATTTTTGGAGAGAAGACGGAGACCGCAGTACCAGGTGGCGGAGTTCCTGTGGGCAGTAGTGTTGCCACTGAACAAGAAGTACAGAAAGTTATTGACGGCATTTTCGGCACAAAGCCGTGAATGAATAGAATTTTACATTAGGAGGACAAAACAATGTCGAACAAACTCACTACTCTGGCACAGCTGAAATTGCTTGCAACCCGCGTTAAGGCTGAGGATGATGCTCTGGGTACCCAGATCACTACCGTTGCCGAAAAGGTCGAAGGCCTTGTCAGTACCGGCGGCGAGGCCAATGTGCTGGAAGGGGTCAAGGTCAACGGTCAGGCCCTGGCAATTACCGATAAGATGGTCGACATCCTGATCGCTGCCGGCAAAGAAAAAGGGACAATTTCTATCAACGGCGCCGCTGTGGCAATCACCGGGTTACAGGCTCTGGCGTACAAGGCCAAAGTTTCGGAGGGCGATCTGGATGATGCATTGCTGGCATCCATCGCAGCGAAGGCTACAGCTGCCGATCTGTCCGCACTGACTGTGCGCGTTTCCGATGCCGAGGGCAAGATTACCGAGGTCCAGGGAGACATTGAGAGCTTGCAGAACGCAGGCTATCAAACGGCTGCTCAGGTCGAGGCCACTGTGCAAGCTGCTATTGCGGCAACAGGTCACGCCCATTTTGAAAAGGTCGATGCCATTCCCACCGCTGCGAATGCAGAAGCCAATGTGCTGTATCTGGTCATGAATGCCAGCACCGGCCATTATGATATCTATGCGCTGGTGGGCACGTCTGTGGAGCGCCTGGACGATACCACTGTGGATCTGTCGGCCTATTCTACCACTGAGCAGATGAACGCTGCCATTTCTGCCGCTGTCAAGGCACTGAGCATTGGCGATTATGCAAAGGCTGCTGATCTGACCGCTGCTATCGCCCGGATTGCCACCCTGGAAACCTCCCTGGGCAATTATTATACCAAGGATGAAATGGCCACTGTCCTGGATCCTTTTGCCACTGAGGCGGAGGTTGACGCCAAGATTATCGGTGCTACGGCTTCCGATGCGGACGTGGCCGCCATGCTGAACGAGGTCTTTGGTTCCGAGGTAAATAACTGAGTGCCAACGCGGGGGGCGAGAGGGAAACTTCTTGCCCCTGCCTTTTTAGGAGGTGACAAGCAGTGTCTAATGACCTGATTACTTTGAAGCAACTGCGAGCGTTTGCCATAAGTGCAGACAAGCGATTGGATGACTTGGAAGCAAATTCTCCAGTGGCGAGGGCGTTGACTTTAACCAAAGACGGTTGGGTAAAGAATTCGGGTGATGATAGTTACCCATATCAGTATGAACTGATGGTTGAGAATGTGACGGCTGAATCCCGGGCTGATGTCGAATTCGATAGTGCAAGTTTAGCGGTCGCAATGGCTTGCGGTGTAGATGCGAGGACCGAAACTGGTGCAGGAAAAGTCTTATTCAGAAGTTTTAGTGCTCCAGCAACGGGCTTGACTGGCATACTATATATCACTAAAAAAGCCGCTTTGAACGGCACTTAATGTAAGGGGGGAAAAACTATGGCTAATGGATATACAAATGTTCCCGGTGTGTCCGCTGCAATGCTTGGAAGACATACTGCGAACACGGAAAATCCACATAAAGTTACCAAGGAGCAGTTAGGCCTTAATAAGGTCGATAATACTTCTGACAAAGAAAAGCCTGTCTCTGAAAAGCAGGCGGACGCTATTGCGGATGCCAAACGGGCTGGTACAGATGCAATGGCTGCCATTAACGGGCACATTAAGAATAAAACTAACCCACATGGCGTGACTGCCGAACAGGTTGGTGCTGATCCCAATGGTGCTGCTGATAGTGCAGTCAGTGCTCATAATACCGATAGTTCTGCCCATGCAGATATTCGGAGCATCGTCAATGGCCTGACCAATCGACTCAATGCCTTGGCGGATAGTGATGATGTCTCTTTGGATCAGCTATCGGAAATTGTTGCCTACATCAAAAACAACAAGACCCTAATTGAGTCCGTCACGACAAGCAAGGTCAATGTGAGCGATGTTGTCAATAACCTGGTGACGAATATTTCCAATAAACCGCTTAGTGCGGCTATGGGTGTCGAACTCAAAAGGTTGATTGACAATATCAATATTGGCACGGATACCACATTATCCACTGCGGGAAAGGCAGCGGATGCCAAGGCGGTAGGGGATCAACTTAGTCAGCTTTCTACTAAGATTGGTGATAGAGCAGCAAAGCCTGTTTGCCTGTGCCTGCCTCTCCCGGCCTCCGCCTGGACTGGCAATCAACAGGTGGTAACAGTACCCGGAGTTACAACAGACTGCGTAGTCTTTGTTGCGGCAGCTGAGGATGAGGAGCAGTCATCGGAATACGTAAACTGCGGGATCTGGTGCTCCGCCCAGAAGAAAGGGCAGTTGACCTTTGATTGCACTTTTGTTCCCTTGGTTGATCTGACCGTCAATGTGTCAATCTTTACATAGGAGGAAACAATGATTTATAACGTAACATCCGGCAGGGGCATCAACGGGGCGACCCTCACCGTCACTGCCCCGGCGGGGGTCACCGTGACGGTCTCCAAGGGGGCCAAGACCAAGAGCAAGACCACGGACAGCGCAGGGAAAGCCGTCTTCCGTGGCCTGGAGAGCGGGACCTGGACGGTAACCATCACCAACGGCAGCCAGAGCGCAAGCAGGCAGGTGGTGGTCACTTCTGACTATACCGCCAGCCTGACCTTCTTCTCGGCGAGAATTGCCGTGGCCTACCCGGCGGGGTCTGTGTGTATCTGCTCCAATGGGAGCACCACCCTCACCGCCCCGGATACTTCCGGCAGTGTGACCTTCAACGTAGACCGGGCCGGAACCTGGACGGTAAAGATCACCAGCGGCACAAAGGTCAAAACTGCGGCTGTGGAGATCACTGCCAGCGGCCAGTCCGAGTCAGTGGAAATCGACTATCTTCTGTATCTGTACGACCGGGGAGACGAATGCACCGCCGTCACCGGGGGCTGGCAGGGATGCAACGAGTCAGCCTCCAGTGCTACGGGAACCTTTACAGCAGAGGAGGCATATTTGTCCGTAAAGAACGCGAACAATGCATCCTATGGTGCGGCCACGGTAAATGCGGTGGACATGACGGACTATACCACCCTTCATGCCATCGTAACCAGACAGACTTCCGCCATTGTGCGGGCCATGGTGGGTGCTGCGTTCCCCGGCACGGCGTCCGGGTCGGTGGAGAACACTGTAGGCAGCAGTGAGACAGAGCTGAGCCTGGACATTACCGAAATCAATGGGAAAAACAAGGTGCTGCTTCGCCCCAAGGGAACGTTGTCCAGTGCACTGTTTGTCCATCGTGTGTGGCTGAGCTGAGGGGAGGTAGCACATGAAACTGTATATTGACCAGGATCACAAATGCCATATGACCGACCCGGAGGGGCTCTATACCCCGGTGGAGACGGAGCTGTTCGACGGCAAGTGCGGTACGTACATCGAAGGATGCCGCTACATCCCAGCCGGGGACAGCTGGATTCGGGCGGATGGACAAGTATTCACGGGAGAGATGACAGCACCCTGGAAGGACAGCCAAGCCCTTGAGGTAGTCCAAGCTCTTTACAAAGAAATGGATGCCATCCAAGCAGAAACAGATGCTGTTATTGTGGACCAGGAGTACCGCCTGACTCTAATGGAGTTAGGCATCAACGAATAGGAGGAAATACGATGCTGTACAAAACCTTAAAGCGTATGATTGAGCGCGGCCAGACCAAGGATCTGGCTGAGAAAATCGATGTTTTCTATGCAAGAGACAAATTAACCCGTGTCGAATATGACATCCTTACCGGGATGCTGGGATAAACACTCAGCATCTCAGATACTTTTAAGGTCACACGCATATTCGCGTTTTCTGCTGATTATCACGGCTTACTCCGCCGCGTACGTATCCGTGACCATAGCAGTCAGCTCAATGTACTGCTCATCGTTGAGTCGGTTAGCCGCGAAGAACACGTCCAGCTTGTTCTGGGCTTCCTCTGCCGTCTTGTAAAACTTCTTGCCGATCAGGACCTTCATGCTCTTGTACATAATAAAATTCCTCCATAAAAAGATTGAAATATAGGGTATCATTCGGTCATCATCTCCAGATCTCCCTGGTAGACCTCCTCCACAAGATTTGCCATATTCTCAAGCAGCGCGGCATTTTGGGCGGAAAGCTCTGCGTTCTCCGCCTGGGCTTTTTCCAGGGGCGTGAGGATCTCCACACCGTCCCGGTAGAATTTCCCGTCCGCGTAGCTGTCTCCGATGCCCACCGGGCGGCCCTGGGGGTCTTTCAGGCCCTCACTTTCCGGCGTTTGGTCGGAACGCCATTCCATGTTCACAACTCTTCCGTTTTTAACTTTTGCCATCGGTTTTGCCATTGTCTTACCCCCTTGCGTTGCGGATGATTACGATGCCGGAGCCGCCGGAGGCACCATTTACATATGCTTTCGCGCCACCGCCACCGCCACCTTTGTTCGTAGCACCAGCACTAGGGTGTGAACCGCCGTCACCGCCACCGCCAGAGCCGCCAGCACCGCCATTTGAACCACCACCGCCACCGCCACCTGAATATAGCGTATTGGAGGACAGACCAAATTCTCGAGTGGTAGCTCCTTGACCAGCACCGCCAGTACCCCTCGCGGCAGATCCACCGTTTCCACCATCGGAACCGCCAGCGCCACCAACAGCACTGGTGTAATAACCAGCGCCGCCACCGCCAGAGCCGCCAGCACCGCCGGAGCCGTTGTAGAGACCGCCAGCGCCACCAGGCGCACTGTAGCCGAATGCGGATGACTCACCACCACTGTTACCGTGGGTACTTTTAGCACCGCCAGCGCCGCCAGCACCGACGGTAATCATATAAGGATTGCCAGATGTCACAGCTACCGTTTTTTGGGTAACAGTGTAGCCACCACCGCCACCACCGCCAGCATTCTGAGAGTCGCCAGAACTAATGCCGCCAGCACCGCCGCCACCGCCGCCCACAAGAAACACGTCGATTCCCTTCTCCGTCCCGTTCAGCGCGGAGAAGGTCAGCGTTCCGGAGGTCAGGAAGCGGATCTTCCAGTTGCCCTGGCTGGTCGTGATGGGGGTATCGGCATCGTCCACAACCTCGTAGTCCCCCGTGTAGGTAAACTCCGGGATGGTGTTGAAGGAAATTTGCTCGGTGTAATCCGTGGTCAACAGCGCCTGCTTGCTGGCGGTCTGGCTGCCGTCGGTGATGGTGATGTCCCATAGGCCACTCTCCAGGCGCTTGAAGACGGCTTTCCCGGCGCTGTCCGCCGTCTTCGTCTTGACCTTGCCGTCCTTGGACACCGTCACCGTGGCCCCCGCCGGGGCGGTGACGGTCAACATCGCGCTAGAAGCGCTTCCGCCTCCACCACTGCCGTATAAAAAACATGCTCCCATTATCTTAACACCTCAATTTGGATCGGGACCGCCGTTGCAGGTTTTTCCTCAAAGCAGACAAAGGTGATCTTGCCTTCCTCAGTATTGGCGTAGCCGATCATTGCCCATGCTGCTTTTTGTTCCAGAGCCGTCGCAAATGAACTGGAATACACTGGTGCAACGTGGGGCATATCCGTCGCAAGCAACCCAGGAACCGCAACAGTCTGGATATACGGGGCAGCGCCGCCTTCCCAGGCTGTTGTGATCGTGGCTGTCAGCGTTAAACGCTTCCCGTCCACATACTTTTTCACGGAATCCATTGTTGCAGCGGCAGCAATCTTAGTAGAAAGCTGACTAACAATTGGCTTGGGTTTATAATACATACACAGGGAAATTCGTTCCTGGAAAGAATTTTGGGAGGGCCATGTGTATGTATGAACAACTGCGAAATGATGTGTTGGCAGCGCTGTCTGATTCAGATGTTGCCGATGCCACGAAACTAATTCAAGCATTGGATTTAGTGGCATCAAAGTATGAGATCAAGAGGAAAGAAACGGGATTGATGGTGAGGGACAGTGATTTGCCAGAGAGCGTAAAAATCTATTTGCTAATTAAGAAAATGGCTGGGCTATCAGATCTCACACTGGAGAATTATAGAGTGATACTGGCAGTATTCTTCAAAATGGTTGGCAAACCTCCAGAGCTGGTTGCTCCAAATGATGTGCGGATGTGGCTATACGCATACCAGCGGGAGAGGAAAATATCCAATCGCACATTGGACAAGTATCGTGAGTATGTGTGCAGGTATTTTGAATGGGCGCAAAATGAGGGATACATACCGACTGATCCGGCAAAAAATATTGATGCCATTCAATATGAGGAGAAGCCAAGGGAAGCACTGACACAAGTTGATCTGGAGTATCTAAGGCTATCATGCCAGACACCAAGAGAATTGGCAATCATTGAGGTGTTTTACAGTACTGGCTGCCGTGTATCTGAGTTGGCAATACTAAAAAAGGCTGATGTGGATTGGTATGAGAAAACCGTACATCTTTTTGGCAAAGGAAAAAAGCACCGCTATAGTTTCCTCAATGCAAAAGCAGAGGTAGCTTTGAAGGTGTACTTGGATTCCAGAAAAGATT